TCAGATGCCGGAGACGCGGGCGATCGCCTGCTGGAAGAGGTCGACCAGCGCCGGTCCCGCGACCGCCCAGATCACCACGACCAGGGCGGCGGTCATGAGTGTGACTAGATCGAGATGCCGCCGGGTTCGGATTAGGACCTAGTCACGAATGCGACTAGGTCCTAATCGCGGTCGTCGTGCCCAAAGATCTCGATGCGCCCCAACGGCCTGCCAGGGTAGACGACGATTCGCCCGATGATCGACCGCAGATACTCGCGACGCTCTTCGACCAAAAGGTCGTCCCAGCGTTCGAGAAGGATCGGAAGGACGCGTATAGGAGCGGCGACACGGACCTCTGCTGTACGGAGTTCCTGCGTCAGCGCGACCTCTTCTGCCGCGTACCGGTCGCGTAGCGTCTCGTAGGCGCTCTGCGGCATCCCCATCTCGAGGCGTTGCTCAGCAAGCATCACCTGCTTGTTGGCGAGCTTGGAGAGCCGGGCCTTGAGTTCGGCAGTCGGATCGATGTCTTCGCGTTGCGGCAGTCGAGCGATCGCATTTGTCACCACATCGCGGATCCGCTTCTCACGTTCCTTCAGCCAGTCCATCACGGCCTGCTCGATTAGCGCCTCCTGGATGTAGCCGCCGTCGTGGGTGCCCTTCTCTTTCCCGTTTCGGCAGCGGTACGCGCGGGCACGGTCGGAGCCGTGGGCGCCGCCGTGCATCTTCGACCCGCACACGCACCACACCATGCCGGAGAACTGATAGGCCGATCGCTCGCCGCGTCGATACACGCGACGCCTGCCCCGCGCTTCTTGGTAGGCCGCCCACTCCTCACTCGTGATGAGCGGTTCGTGAACGCCCTGCTTCGTATCTCCTTGGTACGTGATAATCCCCGCCGCGAATCCAGAGTCGAGGACACGCCGTAGGGTTCTGTCCGACCAGAGCCCGTCTCCCTTGTCGCCATACCCGCCGACAGGGCGTGTGGGCCCTTGGTTTAGCTCGCGCACGAGGTGATAGATGCTCTCCCCCGCGATGTATCTGCGATAGACCCCGGCGAGCACCGGACCGGTCACAGGATCCGGCACGAACGACTTAGCCTCGACGTCGTACGTGTAGCCGAATCGAGGCTTGCCGTTGATCGGCTTCCCCTCCCGAAACCGACGCGCGTGCGCATCCTTCCACGACTCTCCAATGAGGTCGGCCTGGTACGCATTCATCTCGCCGAGCATCCCACGAGCGAACTTACCCGCGGCGGTCTTGGTTTCGATCGGCTCCGAAGCGGACAGAACGACCCCGCCGGCGGCGTCAACTTTGTCGAGCGCGATGGCCCACTTCAAGCGGTTCCTGCCGGTGCGGGAGTACTTCCACACGACGATAACGTCGACTTCGCCGGACACGATGCGCTCCACAGACTGATCCAGTCTGGGCCACCACGCCGACTTCTTGCGAGATCCGGACTCGTCGATCCCTTCCACCCAGAACAGCATGTCGATGTTGTTGGAGTCAGCGAATGCCTGTATCGCGTGGCGTTGCACTTCCGGTGATGTCATGCCCTCGCGCTCCCGGGACACACGGATCATCCCGAGTCCTCGTCGGCGGGCTGGCTGGTTCTGCGTACGTGGTTGCTCGCGCATCACGCGACGTCGATTCTCGTCGCTCTATGCGTCCACTGGCCGGTACCCATCCGCGGTCGGACGTACGTCGCGTGGTCGGTGCGAAGAAGGGAGTCACGAAACACGGCGAGGAGCTCGTCGGAGACGTTGAGTTCGAATGCCATGGATGCGAGGTGTCCGTTGCGTAGGCGCTCAGCTTCTGCGTAGATGTGGGGCGAGATCAGCATGTGCGCCGCCCACACGTTCGCGGCGTGCTCTTGGCGCTTGCGGATGAGCCCGAACTCGGTCGGTCGGTGCCCCAGGACGTGATGCCCGATCTCGTGCATCAGCACGGATCGAAGAATCCGGCCTCGCATCCCTGGTCGCAGCTCGACGTGGTTGTCCTCCGGCGCGTAGCCGCTGCGGTGGATGCCTCGCGATTCGATCACGTCGAGCCCAAGGTCGGATGCGAGCTGCCAGGCGTCGATCATGGCTCGGGCCCGACGCTGACTGGGATGTGGGTGGTGTTGGGCTTCATCCTTGGGCCTCTCATCGTGGTGTGCCTGCGGGGGTCAGGCGTTGTCAAAGTCCGAATCGGCGACGTCGTAGGACTCATCGATGGTCTCGTTCGCCACCAGGTCGTAATCCTGTCGCCGACGTGCGACATTGCGGCTTGCGCGCTCATAGAGCTCGTCGAAGGTGCCTCCGCCGACCTCTGCTAGATGGCCGGCGATGTCCATCACCAGATCGAGCTTCACGCTCTGGCTGCGGTCCTTACCGCGCGCGGTGAGCGCTCGGTAGAGGGTCTTGTATGGCACACCGCTCGCCTCGGCCGCTGCTTCGAGGGTTCCGTACTTCCGGATCAGTGCTTCGCGCATCTCGTCGCGGATCGCGTCCGCCATGTCATTGCCCATGCGGGCGATTCTATTACCCACTTCCGGCAATCGTCTACCCAAAATTGGGAATCTTGTAGCAGACCGCCATGCCCAGTTGTGGGAATCGTCAGACTTTGTCGCCCAGGTTGTCAATTCCCAGTTTTGTGCATTAGCTTCCCTGTTATGGGAAACAGCACCGAAGTAGCCGCCAGGCTCGACCGGATTCGTCAGAGCCAAGAGCGCTCGGCGTTGTGGGTGGCGCGCGCAGCACGTGTCCCCTACAAGCGAGTGCTCAACGAGATTGTGCACCGCACGTCGCCGCTCAAGCTCGACACCGCGGTTGCAGTGTCGACCGTGCTCAGTGCCAACCTGCCGGAACTCATGGAGGCGGCATGAGCCTGCGGCTCGTGGTGACCTGCCCCCGTGAGCCGTCGGATGCCGCGTGGGAACGGTCCGGCGAGATCGCGGCGCGAATCCTCAAGTCGCTCGCCGAGCGCGACCTCCGTAAGCGAGTCGACCAGCAGCCGAAAGCGGCCTGATCGAAGAGAAACGGCTCCCGCTGGAACGGGAGCCGAATCAAGAGAAAGGAGGGCGTCAGATGCCCACCACCACTGAGGGTACCAGCCCCACAATGCTCGTCCTGGAAAAGGGCGCGGAGAACCTGGCCGGGAAGCGGCTACTGACCGACGACTTCGACGAGGCCGCCATGAGGGCGGACGAGATCGGCGGCCAGGTGTTCGCCCTGGAACCTGTCGAGCCCGCACCGTTCGCGCCCGTCGTTGCGATCCATCACGTCCTGAACCTGGACCCGCTCACCGGGCTTCCGCTCAACGGACCGGAGGCCGCGTGATGAGCCTCCTGATTGACCAGCCGACGGGGGTCGGCTCGCTGGCTGGGGATTCCAGCGCCTCCGGTCAGGGCACCGCTGGGGAGCGTGCCCTGACCGTCGAGGGGAACACCGCATGGCCGGACGCACTCCCCGAAGTCACCGATCTCCCCCACGCGTCGGACTGCGCCGAGTGCATCGAAGCCGGCGACAGCCTGATCGACATCGAATGCAACTCCTGCAGCTACATCGGGGATGCCCCGGCCGTCGACCGGTCGTACACGTACGTCTACGTCCACTGCCCGATGTGCGGCGCGGATCACTCCTTCGCCCGCGAGCACGACTGGGGCGACTGATGGCCCTCATCCGCTGGGTGCTGTTCGTGCTCTCCGCGGAGTGCGTCGGGCTGCTGATCATCACCCCGCGCGGCACCGCTACCGCGATCCTCGCGGCCCTGTTCTTCCTGTTCTTCACCCTCTACTGCTGGGCCCTCGGCGCCTTCGCCCGGCCCCCTCACACCGATTCTCGAAAGGCCAAGCCATGAACCAGACCTTCACCGTCACCGACTACAAGGGCGTTCGGAACATCGAGCTCTCCCCCACCGGTCGGCTCGTCGTCATCGCCGGTGGGAACGGCGCGGGCAAGTCCTCGTTCATCGACGCGATCACCGAGCTGTTCGACCCGAAGGGCACCAAGCTCACCCCGAAGCCGATCCGCGAAGGCGCCGCCGAGGCCCGCGCGGAGTACGTCGACCAGGATCTCAGCCTGCGGATCTCCCGCGTGTGGAAGAAGGATGGCACTGCGGGCACCCTGACTGTGGAGGCGCTGGACGGCGCGAAGTACTCCACCCCGTCGAAGATCGTCGCCGACCTGCTCGGCGGAGCGATCTTCGATCCGGTCGCGTTCCTGAACCTCGACGAGAAGAAGCAGCGCGACGCACTGCTCGAGAAAGTGGATCTGCCGTTCGATCTGGACGCTCTCGCCCGGGAGAAGGCCGCCGCGGAGGAGCGGCGCCTCATCGCGGGTCGCGAGGTGAAGCGCCTTGAGGGCGCACTGTCGGCGCTCCCCGAGCCGACCCCTGGCACCCCGGATGAGGAGGTGTCGGGGCAGGACATCCTCAGCGAGATCGAGACAGCCCAGGACATCGACCGCCGGCGCATCCAGACGCGAAGCCGGTACGACGAGGCCGCGAACCTCGTCGGCGACTACGACAGGCAGCTCGAAGACCTCAAGCGGAAGCGCGAGGAGGCCGCGGATCGACAGGAGACCGCGTGGCGCGAACTGCAGAAACTGCCCGACCCGATCGACATCGCACCGCTGCGCGAGCGCCTCGCGGCCGTCGACGACACGAACCGTGCCGTGCGCGCCGCCCGCCAGTACTTCGAGGTGTCGGGGGAACTGCAGGTCGCGGATGCGGACCATGCCGCCGCGCAGGCCGACCTCGACCGGATCGCCGCGCGGAAGGCTGAGGGCCTCGCCGCCGCGAAGTTCCCTGTCAATGGCCTCTCGGTCGATGACGACGGCGTGACCTTCCGAGGCATCCCGTTCTCACAGGTCAACTCGGCGATGCGCCGCCGCATCGCGTTCGCGATCGCCACCTCTGGTGACCCGAAGCTCAAGCTCGTCATCGTCAAGGACGGCGACCTGCTCGACGCTGACTCCCTGCAGGACATCGCCGAGGTCGCCGAGGAGCGCGGCTACACCGTGCTCGTGGAGCGCGACCGCGATGAGTCCCGCCGGATCGGGTTCACCGTCCGCGACGGCGCGCTCGATGAGGGCCTGCCCCCGACCGAGAGCATCGCGGCCGCCGCCGGCCTGAACGTCACCCCGATCGGAGGTGCGCGATGAGCACCCAGACCGAAATGACCGTGATCGAGTTCGCCGCGAAGCACTGCGCAGACTGCGGGCCCGGCGATGACATGCGCGCCAACATCCAGGACCACGTGAACATGCTCGCCGAGGCAGCCATCAGCACCGACCACGCGCTGTGGAAGGTTGTCATCGACACCGACGGCCGCGCCTCCCTCCTCTGGTCGACCATGCCGGAGGGGCTCTGGGAGTCGCTGCTTGAGGTCGCGGTCAAGCTGCAGGCGATCAAGCGGATGCTGGGGATGTCGTGAGCGCCCTCGCCGTGCTCGACCGCACCCTCGCGGACACCGCGGACCCGTCGTCGTGGGACCGTGCACACGGCCGCGTGATCGGCTCGTACCAGGCCGGGGCGTTCGCGAAGCCCGGCAGCGTGGAGACCTACATCCGCCAGATGCTCGCCCCGCGCGACTTCAAGGGCAACGAGGCCACCCGCTCAGGGAACCGGTGGGAACCGATGCTGCTCGCGTGGGCGGGCGCCGAGCCGAACTCGCTTCTCATCCACCACCCAGACGAGAAGCAGTTCGGAGCCACGGTCGACGGCACCCGCGGCGCGGAGATCTTCGAGACGAAGGCCAAACACAACAAGGTCGTCACCGGGCCGACGCCGCGTGAGATTCGCCAGATGGCGTGGCAGCTGTTCGTGCTTCCCGAGTACGAAGCCGCCAACTACACCTGGGGCGAGCTGGTGCGCGCATTCGGCCCCGAGGGCTGGGAGCTTCGCCGAGACCCGCAGACCATCCGCTTCCCTCGCGACCACCCGCAGATCGTGGCCGCCCTCAACCTCATCGTGCCGATCGCGCACGAAGTACTCGCCGGCGTGAACGCCGCCCGCCTCGAACGGAGTCCCTTCTGATGTCCACCGCTGTTGTCGCCTACGAGTCCGCGTCGCTGAACGACCGGATGAAGTACGCCCAGACTCTCGCCGCCGCCGGCGATCTCATCCCGAAGGGCCTCTGGTCCCCGGTGCAGCGCCCGGATGGTTCCATGGGTGCGCCCGCCCCGTCGCCCGGCAAGGTCCTCCTCGTCATGGAGACCGGCGCGATGCTCGGCCTGATGCCGGCCGCCGCGCTGCAGTCGATCGACGTCGTCGAGGGCCGCGCCACGCTCTCTGCCCGCCTCATGGGTGCCCTCATCCGCAAGGCGGGACACAAGCTCGAGGTGCTGAAGTCGGGATCCATCCCCACAGGCGACTACTCCGTGACCGTCACGGGCACGCGCGCCGACGACGGATCCGTGTTCACCGCGACATGGGACATCCACCGCGCGATCCGCGCCCAGCTCGTTCAGTCGTACAAGCAGAACTCGCAGGGCGTGTGGGAGGTTCGGGCGCGGAACAAGGACGGGTCCGTGGCGAAGCCGTGGGAGGCGTACTCCGAGCTGATGCCCGTGTGGCGTGCCATGTCCGAGGTCGGCCGTGAGGGATTCGCGGACGTGCTGTTCGGCCTGTACAGCACCGAGGAGATGACCGACGGTGGCATCCCGATCGCGGAACCGGATCCGGAGCCGACCGAGGACTGGATGGGGCTGATCTCCGCGGCCACCACGCGCGCCGAGCTCGACGAGATCAAGGACCGGATCGCGGCGAAGGATGAGGGCACCGACAAGCTGCGCACCGCGTGGCTGGCCCGCGCCGGCGTGCTCTCCCGCGAGGAGAACACCGAGGACGCCGACGTCGTCCCCGACGACGCCGAGACTCCCTCCGAGGGTGGAGAGGCGGCCCCCTCCGCTCCCCATCCTCCGCTCTCGGAGGGCCTGACCGAGGAGGAGTTCGAGGCCGCGGCGTCTGCCGAGTTCGACGCCCAGATGGGAGCTGGGGAGGTGCGCGATGTCTGACCGGATCGACTACCTCTACAACGCACAGGAGCGCGTCAAGGTCGCGCTGAAGGACCCTGATCAGGGCAACGCGCTGGTGACCGCGCAGATTGCCACCGCCGAAGCGCTGATCGCTCTCACCCAGCAGCAGCGCATCGCGAACCTCATCGCCATGGGGCAGTTCTCGAACGGGGACAGCCGACCTCCGCTGATGAACCTCGCCGTCGAAGCTACTGACGAGTACCGGATCCAGCCGGTCGCTGCGATTCGGGAAGCGCTGGGCCTGTCATGACCGAGCTCGCGAACATGCAGACCGGGGAGATCCTCGCCTACGAACCTGTCTCACCGATCGAGATCGAAATGATCATCCGTGAGCTCGGAGACCGGTTGGAGAACGCGGTCCCGGTGATCAAGCAGCTGTGGGCCGACCGGTACACCGCAGAGCGGAAGCTCATCGAGGAGCGCGCGAAGTCCGTCATCCGTTCGAACGCATCCACGGTCACAGAGAAGCGCGCCGAGGCCGACCTTGCCACCCTGCAGTACCGGCACGACTTCGACGGCGCGAAGGAAGTACTCCACGCCGCCGAGGAGCTACAGAAGGCGCTCACCGCGAAGCTCTACGGCTACCTGAACCTCAACAAGGTGCAGGCAGCTGCGTACCAGGTGGGCGGGTATGGGCGATGAAGACCGCCGTGGTCCGCCTGCCCTGGTGGCTCGACTTCGACCGTCCGTGGATGGTCATCAGCGCGGGCACGATCGGCTGGTTCGCCACGTGGGCCGAGGCCCAGCACCACGCGACACGGATCGCATAGACCACCCAGAGAAAGGACATCCAGGTGGATGAGAAGAAGAAGGACGAGAAGCCGCCGAGCTTCGCGGCGATGCTCGCGCAGGTCCGGCCCGGCACCGATATCGAGGCCGCCGAGACGCTCCGCAAGGTCGTCGCCGCGGTCAAGGAGACGGGCAAGACCGGCTCGCTCGTGATCCGCCTCGACGTGAAGGCCGCCGACGGCGGACTGGATGCGGTCGTCGTGACGGACAAGATCAGCCAGAAGATCCCCGAGAAGACCCGTGTCGGAGCGATGGCGTTCATCACTCCCTCGGGCGACCTGTCGCGTACGGATCCGTCCGCGATGCCGCTGTTCACCGATGAGGACATCCGCACCGCCGGCGGCGATGTCGACCTGAGGACCGGCGAGATCAAGGAGGCCCCTGGGGCATGACCACCATCGAGGAAACCAAGACCGAGGCAGCCGTCATCGCGCACGTCGCCGACCTGGCCGCCGAGGCTCAGCGCGTCAGCGTCGCTGTCGGCGAGGTCTACCTCGCCCGCGGTCACGAAGGCGAGCTGCGCGTGCTGGACACCGACGAGTACGCCGAGCACCCGCGGCGCGACACTGCTGCACGCAGCGTCACCGACGCGAAGTCCTTCGTGGACTACGTCAACCGGCACGCACACCGCGGCACTGAGATCTACGCCCACACGAACAGCTCCAAGGTCGTCGGCATCATCGATTCCCACGAGGGGGCCGGGCTCAACCCCGGCTGGCAGAAGCACCGCGTCAGTCTCGACTTGGAGCACTCCAAGCAGTGGCTTGCGTGGAAGAACGCCGACGGGAAGCTGATGGAGCAGGGCGAGTTCGCCGACTTCATCGATGACCAGTGGAACGACGTAATCGACCCGGAGCCGGCGCGGATGATCGACATCGCCCGCACCTTCCAGGCGCACACGAAGGTGAACTTCGAGTCCGCGATCCGGGAGACCTCGGGCGACGTGAAGCTCTCGTTCATCGAGGACACGACGGCGAAGGCAGGGCAGAAGGGAGATATCGAGATCCCCGCACGGATCCAGCTCGCTCTGCGGCCGTACGTCGGCGGGCCGATCTACTCGATCTGGGCGAACTTCCGGTACCGCCTCCGCGGCGGCGCGGTGTTCCTCGGCTTCAAGCTGGAGCGCCCCGAGCTCATCCTCGAGGCGGCGTTCGCCGACATCGTGGCCGAGATCCGCGACGGCAAGACCGACCGGCGGCCCGATCCCGTGTCGAAGGAGATGACGGAGACCCGGATCCACGACGGCATCGATCCCGCCGTGCCGATCTTCATGGGTCGCCCGTCCGCATGACCGGTCGCTGCACGTAGCAGGTGCAGCGCCCACAAGAACGGGGACCGGCCGAGTAGCAGTCGGCCGGTCCCCACCCACACATCGCATTCCGTAGCAGGAGACTCAGCGTGAGCGTACCCATCATCCCCGATCCCAAGCCCCGACGAAACCGCGCGAGCGCGCGCAAGGCGGGCACCGCATTCGAGCGCGGACAGGCCGACTACCTGGCCGTCGCGCTGAACGACGACCGCATCGACCGTCGCGTGAAGACCGGCGCCGCCGACAAGGGCGATATCGCCGGCGTCCGCACCCTCAACGGCGCCCGCGTCGTCATCGAGTGCAAGAACACCGCGACGATGAGTCTCCCTGCGTGGCTGCGCGAGGCCGAAACCGAGCGCGTCAACGACGGCGCGCGCATCGGCGTCGTCATGCACAAGCGTCGCGGCACCTCCGACCCGGCAGAGCAGTACGTCACCATGACGGCCGCCACGTTCGCCCTCCTCCTCAAGGGAGGGACGAAGTGACCGCTACAACGCCGACCTGGCGCCCGGTCGTTGGCTGGGAGGGACTCTACGAGGTCAGCGACCACGGCGACGTGCGCTCTCTTGATCGCGTGGACAGGTTCGGTCGTCACTATGCCGGCCGCATGCTCAGCCCGGACACGATCAAGGGAGGATATCTCCGCGTCGCGCTCGCACGGGAGGGACACGTTCAGCGTCGGCAGGTTCATCATCTCGTGCTGGAAGCTTTCGTCGGTCCGCGCCCACTGGGAATGGAGGGATGTCACGGCGACGGCTGCCCGACGAATAACCGCCTCAGCAATCTTCGGTGGGACACGCGACCGGAGAACGCCCTCGATACGGTTCGTCACCGCACCCACCGCAATACGCGGAAGACGCACTGCCCGCGAGGGCACGCGCTCACCGAGCCAAACCTCGTCGCTTCGCAGGCGGCGATCGGAAAGCGAAAGTGCCTGGCCTGCCACCGCGCCCGCGGGTTTGCTCAGCACCGCGGCATCGCCGTCACGCAGGAGCTCTCCGATTCGTACTTCGCGGAGATCGGAGCAGCAGCATGAGCGGCCCGATCCTTCAGCTTCGTACGGGCAATGACGGCCGCCCGTACGACGACTTCCTGCGCGAGAAGGTCGCGTTCGACCGCACGTTCGGGTTCGACGTGCGCGACGAGTGGCTGTCGCCGATCATGCGGCCCGGGCACCCGGACTTCAAGCCGCACCAGGCCGACATCGTGAAGTGGGCGGTCAAGGGCGGCCGGCGTGCGATCTTCGCCCGCTACGGTCTCGGGAAGTCCGTCATGCAGCTGGAAATCCTGCGGCTGATCGTGGAGCACGGACCCGCGCTCGGCGGCGACCGAAATGCCTTCGGCCGGGAGACCCGCCGGGGACTGATCGTCGCGCCGCTCGGCGTCCGCTTCGACATCATCGCCGACGGCCGCGACCTTCTCGACACGGAGGTGCGATTCGTCCGGTCGACGGCAGAGATGGACCCGACCTGGTCGGGCCTGTACGTCACCAACTACGAGTCGGTGCGTGACGGGAAGCTCGATCTGTCCCGGTTCGTCGCGACGTCGCTCGACGAGGCGGCTGTGCTGCGCTCGTTCGGCTCCGAGACGTACCAACGGTTCGTTCCGCTGTTCGCCGCGGTCCCGTACCGGTTCGTTGCCACCGCGACGCCGGCGCCGAACCGTCACAAGGAACTGATCCACTACGCCGGGTTCCTCGGCATCATGGACACCGGCCAGGCCCTGACGCGGTTCTTCAAGCGGGACTCGTCGAAGGCGGGGAACCTCAAGATCCACCCGCACAAGCGTCGCGAGTTCATGCTGTGGCTGAACACGTGGGCGTGCTTCATCCAGCGGCCCTCTGATCTCGGATACTCCGACGAGGGGTACGACCTTCCTCCGCTCGAGGTGCTCTGGGAGGAGGTCGAGGTCGGTCTCCTGTCTGATCAGGTCGAGAAGGACGGGCAGGGCGTGCTCGTGCGCGCCGGGACGAAGTCGGCTGTCGAGTCGGCTCGGGAGAAGCGGCACACGCTCGATGCTCGGATCGACCGTGCGATGGAGATCGTCGTCGCGCACGCCGTCGACCGTTCGACGTCGCAGATCATCCTGTGGTGCGACCTGAACGACGAGCAGGACGCGCTGGAACGTGCGCTCACCGCACGTGGCATGTCGTTCTCCTCGATCCGCGGCGCACAGTCCGATGAGGAAGTCGAAGAGCAGCTGCACACGTGGCTCAGCGGCCACACGTTCGCGCTGATCGGGAAGCCGATGATGCTCGGGCGTGGCCTGAACCTGCAGCGGTGCTCCACCGCGGTGTTCGTCGGCGTGACGCACAAGTACGAGCAGACCGTCCAGGCGATCCACCGCATCCACCGATTCGGGCAGACGAACGCCTGCAAGGTGCACCTGCTGTACGGCGAGACCGAGTCCGACGTGCGCGACAACCTGCTCACGAAGTGGCAGGAGGACGACGCCCTCACGGACACGATGAGCGACATCCTCCGTGAGTTCGGCCTGAACGCCACGGCCGTGTCGGCGGAGCTCGCCCGGGCCATGGGCGTGGAGCGGGAGACGTGGGGCGGCCAGGACTGGCAGATCGCCCTCAACGATTCGGTGATCGAGTGGCGGGACCACGTCGCCGCGGGGTCGATGGGCCTCATCGTCACGTCGATCCCGTTCGGTGGGAAGTACGAGTACTCGGCTAACTACGCCGACTTCGGGCACGTGGACGACAACGGCCAGTTCTGGTGGCAGATGGACTACCTCACGCCGTCGCTGTACCGCGCGCTCATGCCGGGCCGGATCCTCGCGATCCACGTGAAGGATTTCCCGCTGTACGGGTCGGTCACCGGGAAGGGCGTCTACTCGTTCGACACCATGCATGCCGAGGCGATCGCCCACTACACCGGGCACGGATTCGACTACTTCGGGATGATCACGGTCACCACCGACGTCGTGCGCGAGAACAACCAGACCTACCGGCTCTCGTACTCGGAGATGACGAAGGACCACTCGAAGATGGGCGTCGGCTCCCCGGAGTACGTGCTGCTGTTCCACAAGCCGCAGACGAACCGGTCCCGCGGGTACGCCGACCTTCCCGTGACGAAGGCGAAGGCCGACTACTCCGTCGGTCAGTGGCAGATCGACGCCGCCGCTGAGTGGCGCACGGGCGGCGATCGGCTGCTGACCAGCGACGAGCTCGCCGCTCTCGAGGTCGGTGTCCGCTCGAAGCTGTTCACCGCGCAGTCCGAGCGCACCGTGTACGACTACGACGCGCACGTCGCGCTCGCTGACCGCCTGGCCGCGCGCAACGCCCTCCCGGGCACGTTCGCCTCGCTCGTGCCTGGGTCGTGGCGTGACGACATCTGGACCGACGTGCTGCGCATCGACACGCTAAACAGCGAGCAGCGCAAGCGCGAAGTCGAGATGCACATCTGCCCGTTCCCGCTCGACATCCCCCGCCGGCTGATCCGCATGTACTCCAACCCCGGCGAGCTCGTCGGTGACCCGTTCAGCGGCCTCGGCTCCACCGTCCTCGAAGCGGTCCGTCAGGGCCGCCGCGGGTTCGGATCCGAACTCAACCCGGTGAGCACGGCCGACTCGGTCGTCTACCTCACCCGCCACGACAACGAGGCGAACGCGCCCACGCTGTTCGACCTCCTCGACATCGAAGGGAGCGCCGCCTGATGCGCACCACCACCGAGATCCTCGATCACGTCCGATCGGGTGGCTTCAACATGCTCACCGAGGAGGAGATCGCTCGACTCTCGCCATCCTGTCAGGATGCGTCGTTCGCTGGCCATCGGCGGGAGCCGCTGGCCGCGACGGCCTTCCAGACGGCCCTGACCCCGGGCGGCGCCGCGCTGCTCGTGGCGGCCCTGCAGGGCGGGGCGGTGCGCTCATGACGCCGTCCGCAGCGACGATCGATCAGTCCCACGACGCCGCCCTGTCTGCCGCGTTCGACGCCGCCCACCAGGTCGCCAAGGTCAAGGGCTACGTGCACCCCGTGGTGCCGTGGAACGGCCTCACGGTCACGGATCTGTTCTGCGGTGCCGGGGGTTCGTCCAGCGGTCTCGTTGAGGCCGGATACCGGGTCATCATCGCGGCGAACCACTGGGCTCTGGCGATCGAGTCGCACCAGGTGAACCACCCCGACACGGATCACTCGCAGGCGGATATCTCGCAGGTCGATCCGCGGTACTTCCCGACGACGGACATCCTGTGGGCGTCGCCGGAGTGCACGAACCACTCGATCGCGAAGGGTGTGAAGCGGCAGCGGGCGATGAACGAGGCCCTGTTCGAGTTGGACGGCACCCGGCCGCTGGTCGATGAGGCCGCGAACCGGTCCCGCGCGACGATGTGGGATGTGCCGCGGTTCGCGGAGCACCACATGTACCGGGCGATCATCATCGAGAACGTCGTGGATGCCGCGAAGTGGGTGCAGTTTCCGGCGTGGCTGATGGCGATGGAGCTGCTCGGCTACCGTCACGAGACGGTCTGGCTGAACTCGATGCACGCGCAGCAGGGCGGCCTTCCCGCGCCGCAGTCACGCGACCGCATGTACATCGTCTTCTGGCGACAGGATCAGGCGTCCAAGAAGAACCCGGCCCCGCGTCTCGGCCGGTGGACGCAGCCGCTCGCCCTGTGCCTGGAACACGGCGAGATCCGCGCGACGCGCGCGTTCAAGAAGAAGGAGCCGTGGGGCCGGTACCGGGCGCAGTACGTCTACCGGTGCCCCGAGTGCTGGCAGGTCGTGGAGCCGGGCTGGCTGGCCGCGGACTCGATCATCGACTGGTCGCTGCCCGCGCCGCGCATCGGTGACAGGGAGAAGCCGCTGGCGGAGAAGACGCGCGAGCGGATCCGCCGCGGGATCGAACGCTACTGGGCGCCGCTGGTCGTGAAGGCCGCCGGGAACACCTACGACGGCGTCAACACGGGGTCGAACTACCTGCGCGTGAGCGAGCTCGACACGCCCCTCCCAGTGCAGACGGGAACCGCTGAGCACGGCGTCGCCGTCCCGCCGGCGTTCCTCGCACAGTTCCGCGAGCGCGAGCGCACGCAGACCCTCGATCAGGCGCTGCCGACGGTCGTGGCCGACGGCGCGAACCACGCCCTGATCGTGAACAACCTGAGTGGCGCGGACGCGTCGCGGTCTCAGCCGATCAGTGCTGCGCTGCCGTCGCTCGTCGCTGGCGGCAACCACGCGTCGCTGCTCGTGCCCGTCGAGGGCCGCGAAGGGAAGTCCGCGGCGCCGACGTCGGGACCGATGCGCACGCAATCGACCCGGAACGAGACCGGCATCCTCTTGCCGTACTACAGCACCGGGAAGCCGCGGCCGTCGACCGAGCCGATGGGAGCGGTGACCACCGTGGACCGTGAGGGCCTCGTGATCCCGCTTCGGAATCACGGCGTCGCGAAGTCGACCGATCAGCCGATCGACACGGTCGCGGCGAACGGCAACCACCACGCCCTGATCATGCGCAACAACCTCGGCGGCGCGGAGATGTCCACGCCTGTGACCGAGCCGTTGCGCACGCTGACCACGGGCGGCCACCAGTCCCTGCTCGAGCCGATCATCCCGATCAGCCTCGACGTCGACGACGCCGGCTTCCGCATGCTCGAACCGCACGAGATCAAGGCAGGCATGGGCTTCGCCCGCGACTACCTCCTGCTCGGGACGAAGCGCGACAAGGTCAAGCAGGCGGGCAACGCGGTCACGCCGCCGTGCGCACGCGACCTCGGGCTCGCCGTCGCCGAGTTCCTGAACTGGTCCGAGGCGGTGGCTGCGTGATGATCCTCCGCTACGCGCCGGACACGCGCGCCCACGACGCCCCGAAGAGCCGGTGCGGGCGGGAGTGCTGCTGGACCCCGATGGGGCACTCCACCGTCCGTGACGGGCTTCCTACGCACCATCCCGGTGCGTGCCACTGCCATGACAAGGAGAAGAGCCGATGATCGGTCAGCGCCCGGAGAAGCAGCCGAAGCAGATCCCGGCCGCGAACCGGCGTGCCGTCGAGCGCCGCTCCGGTGGCATCTGCGAGTCGTGCGGCGCCCGCCCGGTCACGGACATCCACCACCGCCAGTACCTCTCGCGCAGCGGCACGCACGCCGTCCACAACCTGTTCGGGCTGTGCGGTGGTGGCGGCGGTCTCGCCGGCGGGAACCACACCGGATGCCACGGACGCGCTCACACCGACGGCGAGAAGGAGGGCCTGTCGATCGGCCGCGGATACCGCTCCGAGCTCATTCCGGTGCTGTACCGGGGTCGCTGGGCAGTTCTGGACGACGACGGCGGGATCGAGTTCATCACCGAGTCGACCGCGCACGTGCTGCTCAACGGGGGTGAGTGACGTGGCTACGGGACTCCCCTGGGTGCGGATGGACACCGATACGCACTCCAATCCGAAGGTTCTCGACTTCATCGAAGCGCACGGCCAGCGTGCCCTCGCGGCGATCGCTGTGTGGAAGTTCGCCATCGAGTACTCCGGCGGTCACGCGACTGACGGGGCGATCTCGCGGGCTGCGCTCAAGCAGATCCACGGCACGCCGTCGACAGCTCGACTCCTGGTCGAAGCGGGCTTCTTCGAGGTCACGGAGAAGGGCTGGCACGTCCGGGGCTACGAGAACCATCAACCGTCGCGAGAGATCACAGAAGAGATCCGGCAGAAGCTTTCGGACGCCGGCAAGAAGGGCGCTGCGAAGCGCTGGGGAACGGATGCCCCATGACTACCCCAATGGCCCAGGCTATGGCCTACCCCATCGAGCCACCTTATGGGGTGGCCGGATGCTACGGAACGGTACGGGACGGTACGGAACGTAAGAACCTACAAGACCCCATCGAGAATCTTTCTGTTCCTGATCGCTCGATCCCTGTGGATAACCGGTATCCGTCGCTCGATCCTGAGTGGGAAGCCGCGTTCCTGGGATGCGAGCAGGAGGGTCTCACGACGTCGGAGATCGCTGCCCGGTTCCGTGTCTCGACGCGGACGATCAGCCGGTGGCGCACTCACCTGAATCGAAACCGACTGCCCGCGCCGGTGCGACGACCCGACTCCGACCACGAGCTCGCGAAGCGCCTCCTCGATGACGGATGCTCGCTTGCCGAGGTCGGGCGGACTGTCGGCGTCGCCGCGAGCACGATCCACGCATGGTTCCCCGGCGTGCAGGGCTGGACTCGTGTCCAGTCCGGCGAGTACGCGGCCATGGTGCGACTCGGAGGGATGGCGGCATGAGCGAGCGCACCATCTGCCCGCCCGATCACGCCCACGGCAAGAACTCCACCTGCCGGGCCCAGCACCACTGCAAGTGCGAGGACTGCACCACGTTCGGCCGCGAATACGAGTTCTGGCGGCAGGGGCAGCTCAAGGCCGGTCGGCCGCTGCAAGTCCCCTCGACCGGCGCGATCCGGCGACTGAGGGCCCTGCAGCGCCTCGGGTGGTCGCTGTCTGCGATTGGGCATGCCGCGGGGCACACGGAGTCCTGGCCGCACAGCATCACGCGTCAGACCGTCATCAGCACGCGGACCGACAAGGAGGTTCGGGCTGTGTACGACGCACTGTCCATGCGGATCCCGGTCGGCACCACCCCGAACGAGATCGCTGCGATCACCAGGGCGCGCCGCTACGCCGAGCGCCAGGGATGGCCGCCCCCTCTCGCCTGGGATGACGACGCCATCGATCTCCCCGACAACGACGAAACGAACGAACGAAAGGCAGCAGCATGACCACCACGAAGACAGCCCTCGAGCTCACCCCGGGCGACACCGTCCAGACCGAGCAGGGGCCCAGCCGCGTCACCAGCATCACCCCGGACGGCGACAGCGTCGCGATCGACTTCAAGACCGTCGCGAAGCGGATCGGCTGGGGCGATTCGTTCCCCGCCGACCGCACGTTCGAGATCGTCGAGGAGGCGAACTGATGGCCGGCGAAACCGTGATCACCATCGTCGGCAACCTCACCGCGGATCCCGAGCTGCGGTACACGCAGAACGGTCTCCCCGTCTGCAACTTCACCATCGCCTCCACCCCGAAGACGCTCGACAAGACGACGAACCAGTGGAAGGACGGCGAGGCACTGTTCCTCCGCGCGAGCGTGTGGCGCGAGTTCGCCGAGCACGTCGCCGGGTCGCTCGCCAAGGGCATGCGCGTCATCGCTCAGGGCCGACTCCGCCAGCGCTCCTACCAGGACCGTGACGGCAACAACCGGACGGCGATCGAGCTCGAGGTCGATGAGATCGGCCCGTCGCTCCGTTACGCGACAGCGCAGGTCACCCGCGCGCAGGCCCCGCAGGGAGGCCAGGCGGGCCGACCGGCCGCTCCCGTGGCTGATGAGCCGTGGGCGACCCCCGGAAGCGGCCAGAGCGACGCATGGAGCACGACGGGAGCGTTCGGCGATGACACTCCGTTCTGACGACCGCCCGTCGTTCCCGTTCGCCGCCCGCTACAACGGCGCGTGCGCCGCCGAGTGCGGGCACCGCATCCACGAGGGCGACATGGTCCAGTACGTCGACGGGCAGCTGGTGCACGTCGGCTGCATCCCGGACGAGAAGCCAGAACCGGAGCCCCGCCCGATCTGCCCGTCCTGCTTCATGGAGATCGCGCTGAACGGAGCCTGCTCATGCTGACCTTCCCGCACGCCTGCGAGGCCCTCACCAGCCTCGGCATCGACCCCGACATGGTGATGGCCGCCGGCGCAACCGAGGACGGCTACATCTCGACCGTGCGACACCAAGACGGGACTGAACTGCCGTCAGAGTCCGACACCCCGAGGCTCTACCGCGTGCCGTGGCCATCACGCGACGCCTGGCTGAAGGTCCGGGAGGCGATCGCGCTCGACACCGTCGCGAACGGAGGCACACCAGATCGCCTCGCCGAAGGCATCGAGGCGGCGGCCGACTGGCTCGAAGCCCGGCGAGACCAGACCTGGAACGGTGGCGTGCGCCGACCGAGCAACTTCGGCCGGGCCGCCGCCGAACTGCGGATCTACGCCGCGGAGCTGAGGGAGATCGACCATGGCTGACGAACTTCCCGGCTTCGACCCACCTCCCCCGCCGAAAGACGCTCCGAAGGGCGAGCGGCTGCCCCAGCGGGAGCGCGACCAGCTCGCGATCGCCGCCGGCATCCATCCCGCAACGCGGATGCCGCTCGCCGGCAACGGCAAGATGTGCGGCGACTGCGCGGCCCTCCGCCTCAAGGGGCACCCCAGCGGGAAGCACTGGTGGAAGTGCGGCACCCCTGACCCCAGATCGAAGAACCACCGCGGCGACGGCCGCGACATGACCAAGCGGTGGCCCGCGTGCGCCGCATTCCAGCAGAAGGACGAGGTGCCCCATGGTGAATGACCGGCCCGTGGAACCCATCGACGTGGCGCAGGCGGTCGAGCGCTACGTCGACGCAGAGCACGCCGACGCGCTGAAGTACTCGAACCGCGAGGTACTCGACGAGTCCGGCGTCTACGACCTGCACTCACTCGCCGCCCGCATCTACCAGATCGGCTTCAACGACGGCCGCGCCGTCGAGGGCACGAAGCGGAACGGAGCCCGCACGCGTGCGCGAGAAGCCGAGCAGGAGGGGGACACGGCGTGATCTGCATCACCAACACCGACCTGCCCGGCATCCCCCGTTGCACGATCCCCGGCGCCCACAAGGTCACCTGCCAGGACCATGAGGGGTGGGCGGAGCACCCCGGCACCTGCAGGGGGTGCCTACCCCGCCTCGCTGAGGTCGGCCACCTGTGCAAGGGCTGCTACGAGCGGGTCGTGGCGGCCGTCGCGGCGTGGCCTGCGTTCCGGGAGAAGCTGGACGCCACCGAGGGCCGCGCGGTCGCATCGTTCGGCGGCGGCGGGTCGGCGCTCGGGTTCGCGAACCTCACGTTGGTGTTCCTCGCCGTCGACGAATGCGAACGACACCTCGCTTCGCGGTTCGGCACCGTCGACCACTGGGTGCAGACGGCGCCGTGCGCAGCCGACGCGATCCAGTTCTCGCACGCCGCGGAACGCGCCTGGAACGCCCTCCCCGTCGAACCGACCGAGGAGCGCGCCCCGGCACCGCACCGCTGCTACAACTGCGGGTTCCTCCCCACCTGGGGCAACGACACCCGCAAGGAGCGCGGCGCGGACGTCGTCACCTGCAGGAACTGCGGCACCGAACTCGCCCGCATCCGGCCCGACATCGAACGATGGGCCGGATCCGCGACCTGCGAGGACCAGCTGCACGCCGACTGCTCCAACCTCGCCTGCACCTGCCAGTGCCACGACCTCGGCGCCCGGTCACGTCCCGCCGGCGCGCAGGCGCTCTGGGACGCCGACCAGCACACCATCAGTCCGAGCACCTCGGGCCGCGCCGACTGGACCATCAGCGACGCACTCACCATCACACCCACCACGAAGGAGACACGAGCAGCATGACCATGACCGACGTCAACGACCTTCGCGAGCTGGCGGCGCGCGCACGCGAGAAGCAACAGCGGGTCGCGATCTCGCCGGATGCCGCCGAGCGCATCGCGGATGACCTCGAATCCCACCTGGCCACCGACACCAGCGACGGCCACCACACCTTCGAGGAGCTCTACGACTACCGGATGCTCTACAACGCCCACGCCGCCGCGGGGTGGCTGGCCGCCGGCATCCCCGTCGTGAAGTCCTGGCACCACTCCGACGGCGAGCTCTGCTTCGGCGGCGGCTGGTTCATCGTCACCGCGACCCTCCCCACCGGGCAGGTCTCGAACCACTACCGCTCCCAGCACTGGGATCTGTTCGCCGTCCCGGCCGTCGACCTACCACCCGAGTACGACGGCCACACGCCGGCGGAGGCCGCCGAACGTCTCCGGCACGCCGCCCGTGACCTCGAGCTCTGCTGCACCGAGCACGGGACACACGTCACGCCGCACAGGGGGTGCATCCTCCGATGAGCCTGCAGGGAGGAAGGAGAAGCTCATTGCCCTCAAGGTTCCGAGTACGTCACCCGCTCGACTCCCGCGAAGATCGGATTGGTCGACTCATGCCGCACCCAGCCGATCCCGTCCCAGAACCGACGCGAAACCGCGTCATCGTTCAGCGCTGTCAGACGCGGTGCTGGGTACAACCGGCGGATGGCCTGCAACGCCGCCCTGCCGATCCCCTGTCGCCGCGCAGACAGCGCGACCTCGAACGCCAGAATGTCGAGCTGGCCGTGCGGCATTGGGCCCAACACCTTGCTGTCCAGGGGCCCTTCATCCAGCGTGAACTTGCAACGAACCACCTCGACGCCGTCTCGGTGGGCGGAGATCCAGTAGTCCCTGTCATCGACCCGGGTCTCCTCATCCCACCACGGCGCAGGAAACTCCGCCGAGGGGGCGAACACCCGCCAGAAGCGGCCCTTGGGCCGCGGACGCCGCTCAACGAGTGTCAGGGAGTCAGCGTCCATATGCCGACGGTAGCGGAAGGGAAAGCCCTATGAAGGAGTGGATCACGGTCAAGGAGGCTGCGACCCTAGCCCGCAAGAGCCCCCGCACGATCTACGAGTGGATCGATGGCAACCGGCTCGCTGTTCGTCGCGACGACAAGAACCGGATGATCGTGCTGTCGAAGGCCGTCATGAGGATCGAACCGACGATCCGGCGGGGCCGGCCGCGCGGGAAGCCGACACGCCGCGACTGATTTCTAGAACAAAAATACGCAAAATCCGCAATTGGTGCACGATAGAACGTAGATGGTGGAGCACTCCGCCCAGAACGAAGCCCCGGCCCCTCGTCAGAGGAAGCCGGGGCTCCGACGTGGCAGATCAACGCCGCGACGGGTGGATCACCGCCGCAGCGATGCGGAGCAGATCATCACGCGTGAGCTTCCACGAGTCGCTGCTGAAGCGGCGCTCGCGTGCGTCCATGATGCGGCGATACTCGGCCAACATCCGCATGTAGACGTCGAGCATCTCCATGTGAGAGTTGCCATCGTCGCTGGCCGCGATCTGGGCCTGCAGTTCGGTCCAGTGCTGCCCGTCACGCCTTAGGAACTCCACGTAGCGCGCCATGTGGCCTTCGAGCGGATCATTGTGGTCGAATCCCCGGAACACCAACCTGCGGCGCGTCTCATCGTCGAGCGGTTCACCCTCGAGACGCTCAATGCTGAACGTGATAGCCCGGAACATCTGCAGAATGTCGATGACCCTACGGCTGTCCCGCTTCGAGAGTTCAGTCTCGAACCCTGCAACCTCCTGCCAGTATTCTCCCGTGAACCCTGACTCCAGGATCTCGGCACGACGGTTCTGGTAGCCAGGATCGCCGTCCTGATCGCTTCCACCCTCAGGCACAAGCCGCGCGTGAATACGGTGAAGCTCGGCGAGCACCTGCCGCTCGAACAGCCGCATGGTCTCGGGCGCACGCTGATCGCCGTGCGATACCTCCCCGCGCTCATCCGCCACAGGCACGACCGCTTCCCGCAGCAGATCGCGCACGTACTCGCTGAGGGACACGCCTGCGTCGTCCGCGAGATCCTTCAACCCCTCGTGGACATGGTCGTCCACCCTTACATTCAGAACGGCCATGGCCGCCCCCTCTCGTGTGTTTATGTATGACATGTGTTGTCATACGTCACACATAGTAGTACACTTTCAAGTATGAACACCAGCCTCACCGTCTTCCGCATCGAGGTCACCACCAAGGGCGAGACCGGCTACCTCACCGCCGATGTCCGCCTCTCCGACCTCCACACCCGCTGGGGCCTCACCTTCGACAAGCGCGAGACCGCCAACCACAGCACCCGCGAGCGCGCAGAGCGCTGGGCCCGCAAGGTCGCCGGCCTCTTCGACCGCGTCGAGGTCGTGGAGGAGGCGCTTTGATGCACCCGACCGTGGCGAAGAATCGCGCCCACCATGCAGACCTCACCTGGGTGAAGGTCGGCCGCTCCGAGTACATGCGCGGCGATGGCGTCGTCATCCGGAAGAACTCCCGGATCTCGGCGTGGTGGGAGCTCTTCCTGCCTTCCGGTGACCGTCCGCAGATGCCGCGCCTCACCGAGCCGGGCGAGTACTTCTCCGTGATCCCCGCAGCCGCGCACTCGCTGACCGATGCGAAGTACGTCGCCGAGCATGTGACCGTCGAGGCTCCGGTGTATGCGCCTCGTGGGAGGGTCTGATCGTGCCGACCATCATCAAGGGCCAGCCGACCTCCGCCGAGGTCCGCGAGCGCCTCGCCGCCGAGCAGCGGCCCGTGCTCGTCGCGTTCTCCGGCGGGAAGGATGCGATCGCCGCTGAGCTCGCGCTGCAGGATGCCGGGATCGACACCGTCCTCGCCTACCTGTACTACATCCCCGGCCGTCGACCGGGGCGCACTCTCGAGTTCATCGAGCAGGGCCTCGCCGACCTTGAGCAGGCGCTCGGGAAGCCGATCCACCGCTACCCGCACCCGTCGTTCTACCGATGGCTGAACAACTTCGTGTTCCAGCCTCCCGAGCGGTGCGAGGTCATCGAAGCGGCCCGGCTGCCGACCCCGGACTACGCGACCATGTGGACCTTCATCCGCCGAGACCTCAACCTCCCGGCCGACACCTGGGTAGCCGATGGGGTCCGAGCAGCTGACAGCATCGTCCGTCGCGCGTCCTTCACCCGCCACGGCGTCATGAAGCCGAAGGACCACAAGGTCTCCCCCGTCGCCGACTGGCTCAAGGGCGAAGTACTCGACAGGATCTCCGCCGCCAGCGTCAGCCTCCCCGTCGACTACGAGATGTTCGGCCGCTCGTTCGACGGCATCGACCACCGGTTCCTGCAGCCGATCAGCGAGCGGTTCCCCGACGACTTCCAGCGGATCCTCGACTGGTTTCCCCTCGCCGACCTCGAACTGTTCCGCGCCACCATGGAGACGACCCGATGACCCGCGACAGCTCCGGCCTCACCGGCCCCCGCAAGACACCAGGCGGGCGCCGGCCCACCTCCGGACTCTCCGGCCGCCGCAAGCACACACCCGAGCCCGACCCCCTCAAGGACGTCGCGTACACCGACAACCTCGCCGAGGACACCGCCGCCGAGTTCACCGCACTCGAGCAGGGCTACCGGAACCGCGCCAAGGCCGAGTCCGACCGGTTCAAGCGCGCCACCGACTCCGAGTTCTGGGTCGCCGTGTGCTTCACCACCCGCGAGGAGAAAGAGCGCTTCCTGCACGCAGCTGGCCTCACCGACCTCGGCGACAAGTACCTCGATGGGCAGGCCGTCGCAGACCGCCTCAACATCGACCTGTGACCCGGAGGGAGGTGACCTCCCATGCGCAACATCATGTCCCGCGTCCGTGCCGGCATCGCCCGCGCCACCCGCGGCATGCGCCGCAACCGCACCGCAGCATCCGCAACCGGCGGCCGCACCTCCGGCTCCTGACCCCAAGGGGAACACACCATGCGCAACCGCTCCATCGCCGCGTACATCAACGGCGGCATCAGCGCAGCCGAAGGCTTCGCGAACATCATGGGCGGCACCGGCTTCTCCCGACGCCGCACCACCGGAACCCGCCGCGCCGCGACCGCCCGATCCGGGCGCACCAGCGGCAGCTAAGAATTCCGCACTGCAACACCAGAGCCCCCGGGACCGGATACGCCATCCTCCCGGGGGCTCCGCCATCCGAAAGGACAGCACATGGCCATCGGAGACCGCGTCAGCTACCCCGCACCCATCGGCATCAGCGGCGGAACCACACAGCTCACCGGCATCGACATCGGCGGCGGGAAGATCGCCATCAGCCGAGGCCGACAGATCCCACGCCCCGCCGGCACCCGCACCACCGACCGCGCCGGAACACCCCGAGCACTCGCCACAGCCTCCAACCTGTGGGTGAACCCCACCGCCGTCCTCGACGGCCTAGGCGGACGCGCCGCATCCTCCCCCCGCGCATCCCGCACCAGCGGATCCTAATTCCGCACACGCCACGGCCAGGAGCCCCCGGCGAACCCCACTGACCCGCCAGGCGCGGGCAGATCGAAAGAGGCAACCCCATGGCGAATGAAACCGACCGGCGAGCGACCGCGGCCGAGAAGCGCAAGCAGGCGCTCGAACTCCGCCGCGCCGGATGGGGCTACCAGGAGATCGCCGACGAGGTCGGATGGGCGAACAAGGGCACCGCGTACACCCAAGTCCAGAAGGCCATCAAGGAGATCACCCGCGAGTCCGCGAAGGAACTTCTCGAGCTCGAACTCGAACGCCTCGACGACCTGTTCTCCGGCCTGTACGAGGCAGCCCGCAACGGCGACAACTTCTCCGTCGACCGGGCGCTGAAGATCATGGACCAGCGGGCACGCCTCCTTGGCCTGTACGACCAGAAGCCTGAGGATCCGACGGCGGAGGTCCGCGGTGCGCTGCTCGACTTCGCTGCTGGACTCAAGGGCCTGTTCGGCAGGAACGACACGTACGGGCAGGTGACCGATGACACCTCCGGCATCGCCGACGTTCCAGGCCACAGCGAGCCTGGGCCGTAATCAGGCCCGCTCGCTGAACGCGTGCCTGCAGCCGGGTGCGACGTTCAACCTGTGGGAAGGCAGCATCCGCGCGGGGAAGACCTACGTGAGCGTGCTGGCGTTCCTGATGGCGATCGCGTCGCTCGGTGATCAGGAGCTCGACGGGCAGATCCTCATCGTGGGGAAGAACCTCGGGTCGATCTACCGGAACTTCTTCCAGACGATTGAGACGTCGAAGGGCCTACGCGCGTTCCGGGGCGTGGTGAAGTACACGCAGAACGCGCCGACGGCGCACATCTTCGGCCGGCAGGTGCAGGTCGTCGGCATCAACGACTCTCGTGCTGAGGGCAAGATCCGAGGCATGACGGTGCTGCTCGTTTACGTCGACGAGGCGACCGTGATCGAGGAGACGGCGTTCAAGCAGGTGCTGAACCGCATGTCGCTGGACGACTCGAAGCTGTTCGCGACGACGAACCCCGACTCCCCCGCTCACTGGCTGAAGGTCGACTTCATCGACCGCCTGCGTGACCTCCCGGACTGGCGCCGCTTCCACTTCATGATGGACGACAACCCGTCGCTGTCTGAGGCGGTGAAGGCGCGTCTGCGGTCGCAGTACACGGGCCTCTGGTATCGCCGGCAGATCCTCGGCGAGTGGGTGTCCGCTGAGGGCGCGATCTACGGCATGTGGGATCCGTCCCGCCACATCCGCCCCTGGGCGAGCGTCCCGCAGATGCATCGCCTGCTCGGCGTCGGCATGGACTTCGGCACGAACAACCCCTCGACGGGGCTGCTGCTGGGCCTGTCGAAGGAGAAGCAGCAGAACGGCCGCTACGGGTCGCGCCTGTGGCTGATCGACGAGTGGCGGCACGACTCCCGCCGCGACGAGACAGCGATGCTGTCCCCGTCACAGCAGGCCGGCTTGTTCCGCGACTGGCTGAACCGCGAGCACCTCCCGTACGAGACGGCACTCCGCCCGGAGTTCATCATCGTCGACCCCGCCGCGATCCATTTCCAGAAGGAACTCAACCTCCTCGGCATCCCAACCGCCGGCGGCCTGAACAACGTCTCCTACGGCATCAGCACGGTCGCGTCGCTGCTGTCCGAGGATCAGCTGGTGGTCACCGACCGGTGCCCCGGCTGGAACGCGGAAGCGCCCGGCTACAGCTGGGACTCGAAAGCAGCCCTGAACGGCCAAGACTCCCCGGTGAAGGTCAACGACCACTCGCTCGACGGTGGGCGGTATGCGATCGCCACCACGGAGACGATGTGGCGGCCGCAGCTGAACTGGGGCCTCGCGGCCTAGCTCAGCTGGTACCCCTCATCGAGGTTCCCGTCGTCCTGGCACTGCTGCACGAACAGGTCGAGGTAGTCGACCGCGGTCGAGTACTTGGTCTGCGCGTCCGCGGTCGTGTCCCCGCCGTCCACGGCGTCCGCGAACGTGTCGCGAGCGTTGCCGAGCACGGTCTGCGTCCAGGCCGGCCCGTCATCGATCGCTGCATCCCACGTCGCGAGCATCTCGTCACGTGCGGCGAGCATGTCGGAGTCGGCACGGCCATCGCGCTGTGCGACCGCCGTGAAGTCATCCCACGACGAAGTCACGGACTCGCACCCGTCAGAGGTCGTTCGCGTAGCACTGCTGGCGCACCCAGACAGTGCGAGTACGGCCAGAATGGCGGCGGGAACGGAGAGACGACGCATGGCCACAGCGTAGCGCGGCCGCTGCCACCTCATCGCTCCTGCATGAAGGCGACCATGCTCTGCATGAGGTCATCGAACTCCTGGTTGAGCTCGTCGATCAGCTCGGCTGCGAGCGCTTCGATCTCATCAAGCGTCAGGATCCCGAAGAGCTTGGAATCTACGCTGAAACCGAGGTCGACACCGACGCTGAGACCTCCGTCAGGGAGCGCGCCGAGGCCGTGTTTGCTGCGGGAATTCTTCGGATTGGCGGCGACGAACGCGGCCTCTTCGTCGATCTCTCCACTGTCAAGGTGCATCAGCGCATTCCGCAGCTGGTTGAGCTGGGCGTTCTCGGTGCGCTTCTTTCGGCGGCGTGCCCGGTACAGCTTCGTCATCCAGACGTCGAGCGTCCACGCGCTGATGACGAGCAACACCTCGGACGTCCAGACCGCGCGCACGGCGCGGTTCACCTGATCCTCGGTGACCTCGTATCCGCTCTCCCAGATCTCGCCGCGCTCGTACGCGCGGTCGAGTGCGATGTAGGTCCTGCGCCGATCGCGGCAGTCCTTCAGCGACTGTCGCGTCTGCTCCGCCCAAGCGCGCGCCAGATACAGCGGCACATCCTCGCCGGCGAACGTCTGCAGTCTCTCTCCCACGGAGATCGACCCTATCTTCCCGGCGCGATGCCGGGCGGGCCCCGTGACGGGGCTTCTCAGGAAGGCGGAGCCATGGCCCGCGAACAGATCACCCACAACCACGTCGTGCAGAAGCCGCTTCCGCCCGCTGTCGAGTACCCTCCCGGGCATCCCGGCGAGCTGCTCGAAGCTGTCGCGCAGGTGGAGGTGCCGCGCCGGAACGTCCACGTCCAGTGGAACCGCACGGGCACTACGGACGCTGCGGGGCTCGAGACGGGCTGGTTGCAGCTCGGCATCGACATCACCATCGCCGAGATCCGCGACCTCCTGAAGCACGCCGAGGAGGAAGCTCAGGCCGCCAAGCTCGGCAACGCCGCATTCGGCGACTACGACACTGGGCAGCATCAGGTGCGCGTGTACTCGTCGGAGCTGTCTCGCCCCGAGATCAACAAGGCGATCAACGCGCTGCGGCGCGGACGCGACGTCGCCTACGGGAAGGACGCCTGATGCTCACGCCGACCTCGCGCGCCCGCATCTCGGCGGAGGGCGAGCGGATCCTCGCCGAGGCTCTCACGGTCTCCCCGCGCGAGGTCGGCACGCTCACAGCATCCGCGCCACGGCCGCCGTTCGTCGCCCGTCGCCGATCGCTCCGCTGCTGGCTCGGCTTCCACCAGTGGAAGTACTTCACGCTCGTGCTGTTCGGTGTGATCGACATGGGCGAGCGGCGCCGCAGCTGCGAGCGTTGCGGGAAGTGGGCGCGCGCATGACGCTCTACCTCCCCGCCGAGGGCGAGAAGGTCACAGCGCTACTCGGCGCCGAGCTCGGCATGGTCACCGGCGTGTACGGGATCGTGCAGTGGATCGACGATAGCGGCGAGCAGCGCATCGGTGTCCTGTCCGCTCCCGGGCAGACGCAGGTGACGACGCAAGGTCTTCTCGTCGTGGCGAATGCCGTCGCGGACACGGAACTGACCACCTTCGTCATGGATTCGCTCGGCAGCGCCGATGAGGATTGACGACGTCCACGTCTCCCCGGTCGGCGACCTCATCGAGCACGACGTCGACGGCGGCGACTGCCCGTGCGGCCCGACCACCAAGCCCGTCCCGCGTGACGATGGCTCGATGGGCTGGGTGATCCTCCACCATGCGCTCGACGGACGAGAGTTCGCCGAGCCCGACTACACCGGCCCCGCGATGCCGCGGGAGTCGTAGAGCGTCCAGGGGCCCTCCTCCCCGGTTGCGGGCACGCGTCGCCCAAGAAGACGAGAAGAGCGCACCGAGCGCGCGCCACCGAGACACCCGAAAGGTGCCGGCTGGTATCCGCGGTGAGCGGGCCGAGTCAGCCCGCGCGCTCCCACAACTCAACACGCCAGAGCCGGATCCCCCAGGTCCGTGGCTGGTATCCGCATCCGTAGCTCAGCGGTAGAGAGAGCCGTTCCCAACGGTTTGGTCGCGGGTTCGATCCCCGCCGGATGCTCACACCACATGCCCGGAGGGGCGTCAACGCGGTCCCGAGAATCCCGCGGAGGCTCCCACGAAGCACTTACCTCCGCCGAGGACAACCTGCGCCCCTCCCCACCTCGATCCCCGGAAGGGAGCCACCATGCCGCTGCCCGACGGGAACATCCCATGGCCGCCGAAGGAGTACGACGAGTACTTCCAGATGCTCAGCACCTTCGACGACTGGTACGTCGGCGACATCGCCGCTCTGACGGACAAGTACCAGTCGCAGCCGATCACCCACGCCGCCCAGTACAACGGCGGTCTCGTCGGATTCGGCGCCCGTGCCTGGCTCGGCAAGCCCCCGCGGCGCGGTGAGTCCCGCGCACGCCTCCACATCCCCCTCGCACCGGACATCGCAACGCTCTCCGCCGACTACCTCTTCTCCGAGGCTCCCCGCGTGGTCCTCCCCGGCGAGCGGTCGAAGGAAGGGAACACGCCCCGCGACAAGATGCAGGAGCGCGCCGAGAAGGTCATCAACACGCCGGCGTTCCACTCCCTGCTGCTCGAGTCGGGCGAAGTCGCATCGGCGCTCGGCGGCACCTACCTGCGCCTCGTCTGGGACAAGGAGTCGCTCAAGTCGGTGCAGGCGGAAGCGGTGCACGCCGACGCCGCGATTCCGACGTTCCGGTTCGGGACGCTCCGCGAAGTCACGTTCTGGTCGGAGCTCGCGGATGACGACGGCAAGGTGTGGCGTCACCTCGAACACCACTCGCCCGGCCGGATCGAGCATGGCCTGTACGCCGGCACCCGCTCCAAGCTCGGCCAGCGCGTCCCGGTCACCGAGCGCACGGAGACGGCGTGGCTTGCCCCGCTGCTCAACAACGAGGCGTCCGCGATTCAGACGGGCGTCGAGGGCCTGACCGCCGCGTACGTGCCGAACATGCGCCCGAACAAGCTGTTCCGGAAGAAGCCGCACCTGGCCTCGCTCGGAGTGTCGGACTTCACCGACATCGTGCAGCTGTTCGACGCGATCGATGAGGTGTGGTCGTCGTGGATGCGGGACATTCGCATCGCGAAGGCGCGCATCGTCGTCGCGAAGCAGTACCTCGAGGGCGGATCCTCGTTCGGGTCTGGCGCGAGCTTCGACTACGACCGTGAGGTGTACGAGGGCATGGCCACTCTCACCGCCGCCGATGGATCTCCGTTCGGCTTCCACGCGCACCAGTTCGAGATCCGGGTCGAGCAGCACGCCGCCACGGTGAAGGATCTCCGCGACCAGGCGATGCGCTCGGCGGGGTGGACCCCAGGGAGCGCCGGCGGCTCGGACGCGGGCCTGCGCACCGCGACGGAGATCAAGTCCGACGACCGCCTCTCGGAGCGCACCCGCGACAAGAAGATCAACTACTGGAAGACCCTCTCCCCGTTCTTCCTCACCTGGCTGCAGCTCGACGCCGAGGTCTACGGCGGCGAGAAGCCGACCGAGGAGCCCGAGTTCCGGTTCCCCGCCGAGGCACAGGCCGACCAGGAGTCGATGGCCCGCACCAACCAGCTGCTGTACGCCGCACAGTCCGCGTCGATCCAGACTCGCGTGCGCATGCAGCACCCGGAATGGGACGGCGAGACCGTCAACGACGAGGTGAAGCAGATCCGCGAGGAGTTCGGTATTGGCCAGGCCGCCGACCCCACGAAGGTGGGGACGATCGACGAGGCCACCGAGCCGACGCAGGAGGACATCGAGCGGATGCGGGAACGCATGGCGCGCGAGGCGGCTGGCGAGACCTCCCAGGAGTGACGCGGGAGGTCTCGTATGGCCGGCTTCTCCCCGGAGCACGACGACTACCAGTCGCTCGTGTACAGGATCTCCGCTCAGGTGGCGGGCACGTTCACGGATGCCGAGACCCGGCTTCTCGCCGCGATCGCCCGCCGCCTGATCCGAGACCTGCCGGAGTACCCGGATCTCGCTGAGCGGCTACGGATCGTGCGTGAGCTCGAAGGCGTCGCTGAGGCGCTGACGGCCAGCATCAATAGGGAGATGGCGGAGGACATCGTCATGCGCGCGGTGCGCGCGGGCGCGGCATCCGTCGTGCAGCTGCCGACCATGCCGATGCTGGCGGGCGTGTCCACCCAGCAGGCCCTCGCCGCCGCGCTGGTCGCCTACGACCTCGGCAACAAGTTCGCCGACATGCGCGCGCGGATGCTCCGCTACCCGCGGGACGCGATGGGCCAGTTCGTCGTCGGCGGTGACGTCTACCAGCAGGTCATCGCGAACCACGTCGGCCAGGTGCCGCTCGGCGCCCCGACCGACCTCGCACGGAAGGCCGCGCTGCAGGAGTTCCTAGAACGAGGCATCACCGGCTTCACGGACCTCGGCGGCCGGAACTGGCGCATCGGGACGTACACCGAGATGGCCACCCGCACGGCCGTGTCGCGCGCCTACGACGACGCGAAGGTGTTCAGCGCCGGGCAGGTCGGCATCGACCTGTTCTCCGTCCTTGGAGGCCGCGCCGCGTGCGACCACTGCGCCCCGTGGTTCGGGAAGATCATCGCGACGACCGGCCCGACCGGCCCGCGCATGGTGCCCCACGCGTTCGAGGACCGCATGGTCCTCGTCAACGTCGCGGGCACGTTCGACGACTGGCGGGCATCCGGCGCGAAGCACCCGAACTGCACTTGCCAGGCTGTCGAGTACCTGCCCGGGTTCTCCATCCCCGTCTCCGCGACGGGCTACGACCCTGCCGCGCACGCCGCCCGCGACCGACTCCGTGAGCTCGAGGTGAGCGAACGGGACGCGAAGCGGAAGTTGGAGATCGCGACGGCCGCCGGCGACACGGCGAAGGCGAACCGCCAGCAGCGGCGGATCCTCGCGATCCAGAAGACCACCCGTGAGCACGTCGCCGCGAGCGGCCAGCGCCGCCGCTACGAGCGCGCGCAGGTGCGATTCGCTGACGGCCGTCGACCGGATCCTGGTGCACCCGCCGCCGAGCGCGTCTTGCGCACCGTGTCGGCGGCGTCACGGGTCGCACCGCACGTGCCGGCGGGCCTCCCGCTGGAACCTCACGAGATCGCGACCGCGAACCGTCTCGCCGACGTCGGCCTCCGGGTCCGCTTCCGGGAGATCGACAACCGTCCCGGCGCGAAGAACATCGACGTGACGATCGACAGCCAGCTGTGGGAACTCAAGAGCCCCCGCGGCGCTGGGAAGAGCACCATCTCGAACCAGCTGCACCGCGCGAAGGAGCAGGGTGCGAACCGCATCGTCATCGACAACGCCCGCACACCGCTGCCGGACGCCGACGTGCTCGCCGAGCTCCGACGCCGCTTCGATCACGTCGAGTGGTGGCAGTCGATCATCCACATCGCCCGCGACGGGACCGTCACCCGACTCTCCCGCGATTGAGGGCACGAAGAAGGCGGCTCAGCTGTCCTAGTGAACTGCCTGCCGCCTTCACCATCCATTCTACCGCGTCCGCCCGGGCGTGGCCAGACCCCGCGTCATGTCGGCGCGGCACACCGAATCCGGCCAGGCGCCGGGAAGGAGAATCACCATGCCCGATGCACCCAACACCGAGCCCGCAGCCCCGGAGACTCCCGCTGCACCGGCCGCACCCGCCGCACCCGCGCCGGATGCCCCTGCAGCGCCATCAGATCCCGCCGGCGACACGCCCGCAGAGCCGACGGCGGCCGTCGAGAACGTCGACGAACTGCCCGAGTGGGCTCGCAAGTCGCTCACCAAGGCGAACAACGAGGCCGCCAAGTACCGCACGGCCGCGCAGGAAGCGAAGGAAGCCGCGGAGCGCGCCCAGACGGATCTCGTGCAGAACATCGGCAAGGCCCTCGGTCTCGTGAAGGACGACGAAGCCCCGACCGTGGAGAGCCTCACCGAGGCGCTGCGCGAGAAGGACACGACGCTCACCTCGTCCCAGGCCGCTCAGGCGGCTCTCCGCGCCGAGAACGCCGTGCTCCGCTACGCCCCGAAGCACAAGGGCGACGCTGACGCCCTCCTCGACTCCCGCGACTTCGAGAAGAAGCTCGCGGCCATCGACTCGACCGCCGACGACTACGCCTCCCAGGTGGAGGAACTCGTGAAGTCGGAGATCGACGCCAACGCCCGTTACCGGAAGGTCCAGGTGGCCACCTCCAACAGCAACGGGCTGAACACCCCCACCGGCGACCCCGCGCCGTCTGAGCCGGACACCTCCTTCGAGGGTCTGGCCAAGCGTCGCGCCGAGCGCCGCCAGAACCGCCTCTAGGCAGAAAGGGCCACCATGGTCAACACTTTCGTCACCCCGGATGTGATCGCCCGCCAGGCGCTCGTGTCCCTCCGTGAGCAGCTGGTCATGCAGCAGCTCGTCTACACCGACATCACGTCGGACTTCGCGTCGGCGCGTGTCGGCGACACGGTCAACGTGCGCAAGCCCGCCGTGTTCACCTCGAAGAAGTTCGACCGCGCGGCCGGCATCGAGATCCAGGACGCGACCGAGTCGAAGGTGCCGGTCAAGCTCGACCAGTTCGACACCGTCGACTTCGAGGTCACGTCCGAGGACTTCATGCTCGAGATCGACGACCTCGACGAGCGCCTCATCACCCCCGCGGCATTCGCGATCGCGACGGGCGTGGATCAGCAGATCCTCACGCTCCGCAACGACATCACCCAGGAGGTGGGTGTCGTCACCGCGGGCGACCCGTTCCGCGGCCGCGAGTACTCCGACCCGCGGGTCCTGATCGGCGCCGGTGGCGTGCTCAACGCCGCCAAGGTGCCGACCACCGAGCGCCGCGCGGTCATCGGCGTCGGCACCCACGCCTCGTGGCTCGACACCGACGACCTGCAGCACGCCGAGAAGTCCGGCAGCACCGAGGCGCTCCGCGAGGCGTACCTCGGCCGCCGCCTGTCGGGCTTCGACCCGTACTGGACGCAGAACATCGCCGGCCCCGCCGCGGTGCCTGCGGTCGGCGACCCCACGACCGAGGTCGGCGTCGCGTTCCACCGGACCGCGTTCGCGTTCGCGTCGGCACCGATGGCCGTGCCCCCGGGCGCGAACGGCGCTGTCGAGACGCGCGATGGCCTGTCCATCCGCGTCACCTGGGACTACTCGATGGACCGCAAGGCCACCGTGTTCTCCCTCGACATCCTGTACGGCGTGAAGACGCTCGACAAGAACCGCGCGGTCCTCATCAAGGGCGCCGACAAGGCGTGACCGATCAGGAGGGGCACCCCATCGCGGGGTGCCCCTCCGTCATCGAAGGAGAGCACCATGGCACCCGCCTACCAGAACATCAACTCCGGCCAGGTCGTCGTCAGCGACGAGCCCCGCCCGGACCTCGAAGCGCTCGCGCGCTGGGCCGAGGTTCCCGTCCCCGACGAGACCGTCCCGCCCGCCGGAACGCCGATGACCGAGGCCGAACTCGCCGAGGCCGCCGCGCGCGAAGCCGCGCCCGACAGCGACACCAACCCGCCCGCAGTCGACGAGATCGTGAGCGACGACCCGAACGGGCAGCCGGTGGAGCTCACCGGCGTCCCCGTCGGCGACGGTGAGATCGCCCCCGCCGGCGAGACCGTCGAAGCCGAGGCCGCAGCGCCCGCTGAGGTTCCCGTCCCCGACGAGACCTGGACGGACGAGCAGCTGGACGCGCTCGGCGCCGAGCGCGGCATCACCTGGCGCTCCAACGCCTCCAAGGCCACGAAGGTGGCCAAGCTCACCGCGCCTGCGGCTGAGTAGCCACCCGAGGGCGGCGTGCACTAGCGCGCCGCCCTCACCCCTCGAAGGAGGAACCGATGACCACCATCACCCTGCCCGAGCACCTCGCGACGTCGCACCTGCTCGCCGGCATCGAGTTCACCGACGGCACCGCGAACGTGGAGACCCTCGGCGCCCACACCCGCCACTACTTCGCCCTGATCGGCGCGACCATCACCGAGATTCCCGATGTCGTCGCGGAGAATCCGGAGGCGATCGCGGCTCTCGCTGTCGGCGGGAAGCTCCTGACCGACTGCACCAAGGCCGAGCTGCGAGACCTCGCCGCAATCGAGGGCATCGACCTTCCCGCGAAGGCGACGAAGCCGGAGATCCTGAGCGCCTTCCTCGCGGCATTCCAGGAGGAGGACTGACCGTGTGGTTCCCGTACGCCGAAGCCGCAGACGTGCCGGCATCCGTCGCTGAGGAGTTCGACGACGTCGCGTTCACGCTCCGCACTGCGTCGTACGCGATTCGTAGCTCGCTCAAGACCGCCCGGTTCGACACCGACGCTGACGGTCGCCCCACCGATTCCGATGTCGAGGCGTGCATCAAGGACGCAACCCTCGCGCTGATGGCGTTCTGGGCGGAGACAGGCGACTCCACCGGGGCGGGTGCACAGAACGGCGGCGGGTCGATCCTGAGCGTGTCCCTCCCTGGCGGGTCCGGCACGACCGACGCGCGCTCGAAGCAGGGTGCGCGCGACGCCCCGGCCGTCGAGGAGATCCTGCGTTCCTGCCCCGGCATCGACTGGGCGGTGAGCTACGGATGAGGCGGCTCCCGAAGCGGTATCTCCCGCACAAGGAGTTGGTCTCCTACCGTCCGAAGCTCGGTGAGGGGACGTACGGCCCGCGGTACGGCGCCGAGGTCGTCCCGAAGCGCGCCGCGATCGACGACAAGCGGAAGCTGATTCGCACTACCGACGGCCGCGAGTTCATGTCGCAGTCGCGCATCGCGGTCGGCCTCGAACATCTCATGCCTGTCGGCTCCCTCGTCACCATCTGGCGTGGCCGTGCGAATAAACGCGAGACCACAGCGCTGGTCGTCGCCGTCGCCGATTGGCCCGGGCTCCCCCAGTTCGTCGAGATCGCATTGGAGTGAGCCATGGCCGTGAACTGGCGCGGAGATGAGGCGATGCGCCGAATCCAGGTCGGCGGCGCACGTGGCCTCAACCGCGCCGCCCGCGCGCTGCTCGCCGAGTCACAGACGCGGGTGCCGTGGGACACGGGCGATCTCTCCCGCTCCGGCACCGTCCACGATGCCACGCCGGGGAACCTCGAGTCCGCTGTGTCCTACAGCGCGACGTCGCCCGACGGTTACAACTACGGCGTCGCCGTGCACGAGGGCCTGCACATGAACTTCCGAGCAGACCACAACCCGGGTGCTCAGGCGAAGTTCCTGGAACGGCCCGCGATCGAGCTCGAAGACAAGCTCATGGCCGTGATCGCCACGGAGATCAGGCGGGAGGTCGGATGAGCTACCACGCCGCCATCCTCGAGGGCCTCGCCCGTGTCCTCGCCGCCCGCGGTCTCGGCGTCTACCGCGAAGACGGCGAATTCACGGCCTCCGAGCGTGGGATCGTCATTCACGCGTTCCCGGAGACGCCGCCAGAGATCATCGGCCTGTTCCTCTACCAGCCCGATGGCACCGTGCTCTCCCCGACCGCCACACGCCGACTGTCGACCGCGCTCGTGCAGATCAAGTACCGGCTGCAGGGCCACCCGTTCGCCGGGATCGAGCTCTACGACCAGCTGCACGACCTCATCGACCGGAAGCCTCTCGAACTCGGCGGGGTGAGCGTGCGCGGCGAGTACAAGTCGTTCAGCCCTCTCGGCCAATCCCGCACCGGTCTCGAATTCACGTCGAACTGGATGCTGACCGGCCTCGCCGGTCTCCCCCTCGTCCCGCCAGCGGGATAGCCGCCAGGCGCGGCACCACCCACAAGAGCCTCCGCAACCGCGGGGGCTTTCGCCATTCCTGGAAAGGGAAACCCATGACCAATTACGCAGACGTGGTGCCCACCGAGGGCTCCGTCGCCCAGTCGTACGAGTACATCGTCGACGTCGCCACCGTCCCCGTGGACCCCGCGACGAAGGCGTACGTCAACGTGCCCGACATCAATCAGTTCAACCCGCAGTTCCCCGCGCAGCTGCAGGACATCACGACCTACGCGAACAAGGGCCAGCAGGCTCAGGCGAAGGTCGGCTCCGCCCCGACGGCGGCGTTCAACATCCTCAAGATCCGGGACAACACCGGCGAGTTCCAGCCCGAGTGGCTGATCCTCAAGAACGCCTCCGACAAGACCGGCAAGGAGAACCTCGTCTACCTGCGCTGGTACGACGCCCTGGGCGCCTCCGACGCGTACGAGGGCCTGTTCCTCGTCACCCGCGACGCGCGCCCCGAGAACGGCGCGCAGGGCCCCGGCTGGGACGCATTCACGTTCGCCGCCGCCGGCCAGATCGCCCCGATCTCCAACCCGGTCCTCGCACCCGCGGGCTGACCGACGAGGCGGGGTCGCCGCACCACGGCGACCCCGCCACCACTCACACCACCACCTGAAGGAGAACCCCATGACCATCCAGGCATACGAGCGCGGCCGGAAGCTCATCATCGACATCGGGACCGAAGGCGACGACGACTTCATCCGCATGACCGTGAAGCCGATCCCCGCGCAGCAGGGCGCCGCGCTGCAGGCGCTCAACGCGGGCATCGCGTTCGCGCAGTCGGAAGACCCCGAGCGCGACGCGACGAACATGGGCAAGCTCGCCGTCGGCGAGGAGAACTGGCCCGTCATAGACGAGCAGCTCCGCTGGAAGGAAGCGGAAGCGGCCGTCAACGCCGCGTTCTTCTGGAACGTGCAGGGCGGCGGCGTCGACCTCGTCAACGTCGTGCTGAACGAGGCTCTCGGTGGCTACCCAAAAGCACTCGCGACGCTGATGGAGCGCAACGGGCTCTCGACAGCTTTCGGACTGTTGACGACATTGCTCAATTCGGACGAGGACAGCGAGACCCCCGCACCGGACGCTACGAGCGATACGAGTACCCCGCCTGGTTCCAAGAACTGATTCAGGCCGCGAACCAGAAGCCCGACGCGTCCAAGCCCGGCGGGATCTCCGAGCGCACCGTATGGCGGGCAGTGTTCGCCGGCTGGGACCGGCTGATCCTCCCCGACCTCTCCCAGCAGTTCGGCATCGACGGGTACGACCTCGAAGCCCTCGACCGCCCCTGGCGGTGGCTGCGCGCACAGATCATCGCGCTTCTCGACATTCCCGACTCCCGACTCGCGAGGGCCCTGCAGAAGTGAGGTGACCGATGTCGTTCTCCGCTGCCGACCTCGTCGCAACGATCCAGCTCGGTGGCGTGGCCACCGCGAACCGCGACCTCGACCGCTTCCACGAGAAGCTGAACAACGCGGACGCCGTCGCCTCGAAGCTCGGCAAGAACGCGGAGGCCGTGTTCCGCGGCGCGGCGACCACGATTGGTGTCGCAACGGTCGCCGCGGCGGCGTACGTGTCCAGCCTGTTCAAGACGGGCGTCGCGTACAACCAGCTGCAGCAGACCAGCCGTGCCGCGCTGAAGACCCTCGTGGGCGGCACCGAGCAGGCCAACGCCCAGATGGACAAGCTGGACGCGTTCGCGAAGACCTCGCCGTTCTCCAAGGCCGTCTTCATCACCGCGCAGCAGCAGCTCATCGGCTTCGGCATGGAGGCGAAGAAGGTCATCCCGACCCTCGACGCCATGCAGGACGCCGTCGCTGCCACCGGCGGGTCCAGCCAGCAGCTCGGCGACCTCGTGTTCATCCTCGCCCAGATCCAAGCGGCCGGGAAGATCACGGGGCAGGATCTCCTGCAGTTCGGGCAGCGCGGTGTGAACGCCGCCGAGCTCATCGGCTCCCAGATGGGTTTGACGGGTGCTCAGATCAAGAAGGAGATCTCCGAGGGCACCCTCGATGCGGGCAAGGCGATCGACGCGCTCACCGCCGGCATGAAGCAGAAGTTCGGCGGTGCGGCGGCGAACGTCAAGGGGACGTTCTCCGGCACAGTCGACCGCATCCAGGCGGCGTCTCGCGACATCGGCGCCGCGCTCGCTGAGCCGTTCGTGTCGAAGAACGGCGGCGGGCTTGCCGTCACCTGGGGCAACCAGGTCGCCGACGTCATGCGCGCTGTCGAGGCGCACGTCGGCCCCGTCGTCTCGATCCTCACGCGCAAGGCCACCCCTGCGTTCAACGACTTCACGCTGCTGCTCGACAAGGCGCGCGTGCAGGTCAAGTCGTGGGATCCGTCCCGCCTCGAGCGCGGCTTCGAGTCGATGGCGAGCAACGCCCCCGGCCTCGCTGCTCTCGCCGGCGCCGTGCTCGGCGTCAACTCGCAGCTGCTCGCGTCCATCCCGATCGTCGGTCGATTCGTGCCGGCGTTCGGTCCCCTCCCGGGCGCGATCGCCGCCGCGGCGCTCGCCTCCCCGGAACTTCGCACGGAGCTCGGGGCGCTGCTGGGTGAGCTGCGGCCGTTGGTCCCGGTCACGGTGAGCCTCGCGACCACCATGTCGGGCATGCTGAACGCCGCGCTCCCGGTCGTCGCCTCCGGCATCCGCCTGGTGGCCTCCGTCGCGGGCCCGCTCGTCGACATGATCTCCGACATCCCGTCGCCGATGCTCGCCACTGCCGCCGCAGCGGTCGCTGTGTACGTGGCCATGCGGTCCGCGTCGCCCGCGCTGCAGGGGTTCGTGGACAACGTGCGCCGCATCGGCGAGCAGGCCGCTGTGCAGGCAGCTCTCGCGGGGATGGAGGGGAACACCGGCCGGTTCGCTGGCACTCTGGGTGTCGCTGGGAAGGCGGCCACGGGGCTGTCGAACAGTCTCAAGGCGGCGTTCATCTCGAACCCGGTCGGGCTGATCATCCTCGGTGTGTCCACGGCGGCCGCGATCCTCACCGCCGCTCTCGGCGACCAGGCGGAGAAGGCGAAGGAGACCAAGGAACGGATCCAGGGGTACCGGGATGTCCTCGACGAGACCACTGGTGCGCTGACTGGCCTCTCCCGGGCGCAGGTGGAGAAGAACCTCGAAGACACCAAGGCACGCCAGTACGCCAAGGAGCTGAAACTCGCCTACCGTGACGTCGTCGATGCCTCTCTAGGGAACGAGGACGCGTACAAGCGCGTCACCGCCGCCCAGACGAAGTACAACAACTCGTCGTACGAGGCATGGAAGCGGAACGAGACACACAGCGTTTCCACGGTCCGCCTGACCGAGGAAGTCGACAAGCAGAAGTCCGCCATCCAGGCAGCTGCTGACGAGAATCGGCGAGCGGCGCGTGAAGCTCGGGAGCTCGCGGCGTCGATGACGGAGGCGGATCGCTCCAACGGCCGCCTGAACGAGGCGCTGTCGATCGCCCGTGACGTGTCGAGGGATGCGACCGAGCGTCTGAGGGCGCTGAAGCAGGCTCTCGACGAGCTCAACGGCGGCACGAAGACGCAGGCTGAGCTGACCCGGGATCTCAACGAGCAAGCCCTGAACCTGACGGAAGCGTTCGCGCAGACCGACGAGAAGGGCAACAAGCTCGCAACGTCGCTGGTCAACGCATCAGGTCAGATCGACACCACCTCACGTGCGGGCATCAACCTGCACGACCAGGTGTCTCGGCTGAATGACGAGATGCTGAACGCCATCACCCTGGCCGACAAGGAGGCCAAGGCGCGTGGGGATTCTGGTCTGGCGATGGATGAGGCGTCGAAGAAGGCGCAGCCGTACATCGACAAGCTTCGCCAGATCGCGAAGGATGCGGGGCTGTCCGACGAGCAGGTGAACGGTCTAGTCCAGAACATGCTCGCCACTCCTTCTGTGGTCGCGTTTCTACTCACCGACAACGGCACGATCGATGTGCAGAAGCAGCAGCTACTCACCCTCGCACAGCAGGTGCTTGCCACGCCTGATGGTTCATTCGTGGTTGAGGATGGCGCGTCGATCGCGGGCATCGAGAAGCAACTCGCCTCGATGGGCTTCAAGATCGAGCACCTCCCCAATGGAAAAGTGCGGGTCACAGCCGAAGGTGTATCGAGCGTCGAACAGGCGCTGAACAACCTCGCGCGGACCCGTACCATGACGGTCCGCGTCACCACCTCCGGCTCGGTCAAGTACGGCAACAAGGAGATCACGCCGGGAATGGCGACCGGTGGTCCCGTTCACGGTCCTGGCACGGGCACGTCGGACACGGCTGGTCTGTTCCGTCTGTCGAACGGCGAGCACGTCGCCACCGCGCGCGAGGTGCAGGCCGCTGGCGGCCACGAGGGCATGTTCCGGATCCGTCAGGCGCTGCTCAACGGCGGCATCGCGGGTCTCGCGGCGCTGTTCCCGGGGCGGGCATCGGGTGGACCGATCTACCCCATTCGCAGCGTCGGAGAGTCGATGTTGCAGGTCGCACCGTCGGCATCGTCTGCCCCTGTTGGGCTTGGGGCCGCTGGCCTCGAAGCGCTCATCGCTGAGATCCGGTCGCTTCGCGCCGAGCTCGGTCGGCCGAACGTGAGCATCACGGAGAACTTCCCGGTGCACACGGATCCGGCGGCTGATCGGCTCAGGGAATCGGTGGTCAAGGAGGCCGGACTGTGACGTATGCGCTGAACGGAATCCCGTTCGACAACCCTGCGTATGGGTGGCTGTTCCGGTCGACGTCGAAGCCGCTCGCGGATCTGTCGAACGAGCTGTCGTCGGTGCCCCAGCAAGGCAGGCACGGTGTTCTCTCACCTGATCCTGGCGTGCTGGGTGCACCGACGATCATGCTCGTCGTCCAGACTCCCCGGGTGAACCGGCGTGCACTGCTGGCGCTGGCGAAGCGAGGCGGGGTGCTGACCAACCTGTACGACCCGGGCGATGTGGTGGTGGAATTCGCATCCGCCTCGTCGACCGGCTACGGGGATGCTGATGGGGTTGTCGACGTCGCGCTGACATTCCGTGTCCCTGAGGCTGCGGCGCGCGGCGCGGAGCAGACATCAGCGGCAGTCGCCCTCGGCACGGCATCCGTGCAGGTGACGGGGCTCCTCGCGGGGTTGACCCTCGAGGTGCAGGACGCGGTCATCCGCGTGAAGGGCGCCGTGACCGGTCTGCAGGTCACTGACTCCGCTGGCTCGTGGTTCACCTACGGCGGCGCCGTCGCCGGCACGGAGTGGCTGCGGTTCGAAGCCGGAACCGGGCGCGCCTTCAAGACCACCACGGACGTCTGGGCCGGTGGCACAGAGGTCTCCGGCGCGATCGACTTCGGCGGGCCGCGAGGCCTGTTCGAGATCAGCCCCGCTTGGGGCTCTGACCCGACGGTACGAGACGGCCGGCTGACGGTCACGACCGGCACCCGGACGGGCGCGTCCATCCAGGTTCGGGGACGGCCCGCCTACTTCATCTAGGAGGATCCGTGTTCGACGTTCGCCTGCGACTGATCAACGACGACGGCACTCCCGGGCGTGTGCTCGGTACCGTGCAGCACTCGTGGACCGGCGTGGGCGCACGTCAACTGCGGTTCACCGTCCCGGCGTCCGACAAGCTGGCAGCCCCGTTCCTCGTCGCGGTGGAGTACTCCACCGGCGGCGCGTACGTGCGCCCGCGGGACGACCTGTTCATCGTGGACGAGGACTCCGCGGACAGCATCGACCTGTCCGGGGCGGTGTCGTTCACGGCGCAGAACGTGTTCGGGTGGCTCGCCGCCCGGTACCCGCTGTGGTGGCGCCCGGGCGACACCGCCGACCTGCAGCGCACGTACACGGCCAAGACCTCGGGTGCCGTCCTGCTGGATCTGATCACCCACGCCAAGGCCGATCAAGGATGGGGACCGCGCGTCACGACCGCGTTCTCGGCTGCGCTCGACTCCGCCGGCAACGCCTGGGCCGAGACCGTCACCCAGTCGTGGCCGCTCTTCACCACGCCGCTGTCGCGAGTGGTCGATGGCCTCACCTCTCAGGGCTACTGCGAGGTGTGGGCCGAGGGCTTCACGCTTCACGCTGTGAACGCGGGCACCGGCGAGGACCGCACGGACACGGTGACGTTCGGCGGACCGGGCTTCAGCCGTGCCCCCGCGAAGCGCGTCTTCGACGAAGCGACCGCGATCGTCGTGCAGCACGACACCGGGTGGACGCACTTCGACAACCCAGGCGCCGAGACCCGCTTCGGGTCGCTGTTCAAGGTCATGTCACAGTCCGGTGCACCGGATCGTGCGGCGGCCGAGAAGTCTGCGCAGCCGGCTCTGGCTGAAGCTCGCGCGATGACCGAGGAACTGTCCTACGAATGGACGGTGGCCGGTAACCTCCCGCGCCCCTGGGTGGACTTCCAGATCGGCGACCTGACCACGGCGCGCACCCGGCAGGGGAAGAAGCTGCTCCGCGTCGTCGGCATGGACGTCACCAAGGACGCCAAGGGCACCATCACCGCCCGCGTGGTGGTGGGGTCGAAGATCCTCGACTTCGACGCGAAGCTCGCCAAGCGTGCAGCGTCGGTGTCGGTCGGGACGATCATCGGTGGTTCCGGCGCGACTCCGCCTCCGACACCCACGCCCGCCCAGTCCGCGCCAGTCCCGCCCGAGGGCCTGCATGTCGAGTCGAACACCGGCTCGTGGCGTGCTGACGGCACAGCCGTGTCCACCGTGCAGGTCGACTGGTTGGCGGTGACGCAGAACGTCGACGGCATGGGTGTGGACGTCGACGTGTACGAGCTCTGGGCGCGCCGCGCGTCCGAGGCTCCCGCGCTGGCTGTGCAGACCGCAGCGACGTCGGCCGTTGTCGACTCGTGGGAGCCTGGCGTCCCCGTGTACCTGACGGTGCGAGCACGCTCACGTGCCGGCGTCTGGTCGGGATTCTCCCCGGAGATCGCCGTCACGCCTGCCATCCCCGCATCAATCGTCCCGAAGGCACCCACGAACCTGCAGCTGGTGGTGAACATCGGCAGCTGGGGCGAGTCGGGCCGGGCGATCGGTGCTGTGTACGTCCAGTGGGACCGGGTCACCGAGTCGCTGGACGGTCAGCCGGTCACCATCGCCGAGTACGAGGCGCTGGATGTGAGCACGTACGAACGGCTGCAGGTCTTCGATATCGACCCCGCATCCGCCCCGTACGCGCTCGGCGTCTTCCCGTCGAAGAGCATGGCGCAGGTCGCCGTGCGAGCCCTCACCAACATGGGTGTCTGGTCGGACTTCGCCGTCCTGGACCCGCCCGTCGAGGTGGCATCTCCGACACTCTCGGTGATCTCTCCTTCAGCGCTGGTCACGTCGACCGGGCTGGGCGGGGCATCGGGCCGGTGGGATGGGAAGCTTGCCGGCGGCGTGGAAGCGTCCACGGTCCCCGGGTTCGCGTCGGTGCAGGTCGAGACCGCGACGGCCGCGGCCGGCCCGTGGTCCCCGGCAGGCGCACGCCTGGCCCGCGCGGGCACGGTCTCGGTGCAGTCGCAGACCGGCGCGACGGTGTTCTTCCGGGCCACGGCGTATGACACGCTCGGGCGGGCCATGGGCACGTCCACAGTGACGTCGGTGGTCGTGCAGGGCGTGAGCCTGAACGACATCCCAGGCCTCGAAGGTGACCTGGACGACATCCGGTTCACCGCCGACGGCAAGAACCGCGTCTACATGTCCGCGACGGAACCGGTCGGGGACACACCAACCGCGGTGAAGCGCCGCAACGCGGCTCTGAACCCGCAACAGGTAGCCGCCGGTTCGAGCGTTGAGGCGCAGGGCCGTTATTCCTGGGCCAAGACGACAACGACTGGGATCACAGGGCATCCGCTCGGGATCACGACGGCGTCGCGTGTAACGCTGACAGCGGCATCTCAGACCGGCGCTGGCCGTGGTTTCGACTGGTACGGCAACTCGGACATCGCCGCGCCGAGCGGTTCCGGAACGTGGCTCAGCGCACCGGCGGTGACTCCAGGGCAGACGTTCGAGATGAGCGCGTGGGCACGATCGAATCGCGCAGGCGTTCCCTTCACAATCGGAGTCCGCTTCTTCGACCACGTCGCGCTGACGTGGAAGAGCGCTGTCGTCTATGCCGCGTCCGTCGTCTCAACGGCGAACGGCTGGGCCGAATTGAAGCTGACCACCGTCGTGCCTGCTGGTGCGACCCGCGCTGTGATGCGCGGAGTCTCCAACCGTGACTCGGTGGCGTTCGTGCAGAACGACTGGATGGAACAGACCGGGATCATGATCGGCTCCGGCACCTACCTGGATGGTCGTACCGCTCCGAAGCCTGGCCTCGGGTACAAGTGGGAGGCCCTGCCGGATGCCTCCGCCTCAGTGGAGGTCGAGTCGGCGTTCTCGCCCGGTGACCTGTGGTTGCAGCTGGACCCGGCAGGCGAATCGATCATCTCGATCCTCGTCTGGAACGGGATCGCATGGGCGCCGCAGGTGCTCTACGCGGACAGCATCATCGCCGCGGAGTCGATCACCTCCCAGCTCGTCCGGGCTGGCGCGATCGAGGTGAACCACGTGTCGCCCTCGTTCGGGGACTCGCTGAACCTGCAGGGCAACGGCTCGATCAACCTACTGGCGGGTCGAGCGGATGCCGCGGCGGAACAGCTCACCTCTCAGCAGGCGGCGCTTGATCAGCAGTCGGCGCAGGTCGCGGCAGCTCAGGCGGCGGCGGATGCCGCGGCTTCTGGCGCGTCGGCGGCGGGCATCGCTGCAGCGGCGGCGCAAGCGCAGGCCGCGGCGGCTCAGGCCGGCGTGGACAACCTGTCACTGGCGGTGCAGATCACCCCGACGGATGTGCGGATCTCCCGCCCGGGCGCACCGGTCGCACTGCACCTGTCGAACGATCAGGCGTCGTTCCGCCGCAACGGTGTCGCGCAGACGTGGTGGGACGAGACGCAGATGATCGTGCCGAAGTTGAAAGCAAGTCAGGTGATCGTCGGACAGACGGTCATCACGGAGGGCGCCGGTCGCACGACCTGGCAGCGCCTCTGATCACACACGGAAGGGCCACTCCACGCGGGGTGGCCCTTCCTGCATGAACGGGGGCCCACGGTGACGGTCAGGCTGACATTCAACGAGACGGGCCCCATCACCCAGTTCCTGCTCGACGCCGACTACATCGGCATGTCGATCGACGGGAACTACTCGATCGTCGACGTCCGCATCCGGAACATCAACACCGGCAGCGGCACCACCTCCTGGTACGGCGGCGCAGGTACGCACGTCGGCTCGATCGACGGCGTCGGCGAGTTCGCCCGCTGGCAGGTGTCCTCGAACTTCCTGAACAAGGTCAACAGCAACGTCACCCGCTGGGACATCTACAAGCGGGTCTACATCCCGCACAACTCGGACGGCACACGCTCCCCAGCCGTGATCCGCATGTCCGTGGCGTACGGCAGCATCAACCACGGCGACGGCTACTCGATGGCTCTGCCGACCATCCCGCGCGCCACGACACCCAACTTCCCAGCCTCCTTCGATGCGGGCTCGTCGGTAACGATCAGCCTGCCGCGCGCATCGTCCACCTTCACCCACGATGTGAGCTTCCAGTTCGGTAGCCAGTCCGGCACGATCGCGACCGGCGCGGGTGTGACCGCCGCGTGGACGCCGCCGTTGTCGCTCCTGGCGGAGATCCCGAACAACGCCTCGGGCACGGGCACGGTGACGGTCGTCACCAAGAATGGCGCCACGGTCATCGGGACGAAGCAGAAGAACTTCACCCTCACCGCCCCGTCCACGGTGGTGCCGACGATCTCGGGCATCAACGTCTCCGACGACAACCCTGATGTCGCGTCCCTGGTCGGCGCTTTCGTGCAGGGCCAGTCTCGATTGAAGGCGACGGTCTTAGCGGCCGGCGTGTACGGGTCGACGATCTCCTCGAGCATGGTCACCGTGGACGGGCAGACCGTCCCGTCGGGGCAGTCGCTCCCGCTCCCGCAGTCCGGCACGCGCGTCGTCGCCGCGGCGGTCACCGACTCCCGCGGTCGCAGCGCGGCGACGTCCGGCAACGTCACGGTCCTGCCGTACGGCCTGCCGCAGATCACCGACTTCACCGTGCAGCGCGCGACCTCCGCGGGCGTCCCGTCATCCACGGGCACCTACCTGCTGATGACCTTGAACGCCGCCGTGACGTCGCTGGTAAACGGTGCCGAGAAGAACGCGATGACGGTCACCGTCGCCACCCGCCCGCGCGGCGGGTCGGCATGGACCGATCGCAACGTGATCACCCCGGGCCTGACCTACAACACGTCGGTGCTGGTCTCTGGCGGCGGCATCTTCGCCACGACCACCGCGTGGGACGTCCGCGTGACGGTGGCCGACAAGCTGCAGTCCGCGCAGGACTTCTACCTTGCGCCGACCGCGGGCGCGATCCTCGACGCGACGCCGACGAAGGTCGCGATCGGGAAGATGGTCGAGGACGCCGGGCCAGCCCTGCAGCTGCAGGGCCCGGCGCGCGTGTACGACGGCGACCTCGAAGCAGACATGGAGCTGCGGCACCGCGGCGGGTACGCCGTCGAACCGGTCGGCATCCTCGTCGCGTTCGCCGGCACGGCCGCCCCCGGCGGCTGGCTGCTGTGCGACGGTGCGGCCGTCAGCCGCACCACCTACGCGGCGCTGTTCGCGGTGATCGGCACCGCCTACGGGGCGGGCAACGGCTCGTCCACGTTCAACGTGCCCGACCTGCGAGGGCGCATCCCCGTCGGCCGCGACAGCGGGCAAACCGAGTTCGACGTGCTCGGCGAGACCGGCGGAGAGAAGGCGCACAAGCTGACGCCGGCCGAGATGCCGACTCACAGCCACGGAGCACCCTCCGGGTACTTCTACGTCGAGTCCAACATCGGGACGATGCGCCGCACGGCGACCGTCACTAACGCGGGCTCGTCCGGGGAAGACGGCGTCTGGCGCCAGCGCGTCGCAGAAACCAGCGGCGGTGGCGGTGGCGGCAGCCCGCTCGGAACTGCGAACACGGGCGGCGATGGCGTGCACAACAACCTGCAGCCGTACGTCGTCACCAATCACATCATCAAGGCCTTCTGAGAGGGGACATCGTGGCTACCACCACACAGCACATCAACGCTCGCACCGACCCGGACCTGCTCGCCCGGTTCGTCGCCGCCGCCGAGCAGGCCGACGTGCCGGATGCATCCGCATGGGTGCAGGCAAACATGGGCCGGCTGGTCTGCATCACGATCGACGGCACGCAGACCGTCTCCGACGTGCACGCCTACGCCGCCACCGCCCGTGAACAGTACGTCTCCGCGACGCCGCCCCGCCCCGGCGAGAACCTCGGCGCCGTCACCGACACGCACCTGGCCGTCGCGATCACCGCGCTCCGGCCCGCCCCCGAACCGGAAGCCTGACTCCACCCTGAGCCCCGCCATCGCGCGGGGCCTTCTCATACCCCGATGAAAGGAGGGCGTCATGAGCACGCCCGAAGTGAACGACACCGAGATCGAGGTGTTCGAGGACATCGCGGATGTTCCCGAGGCCGAGACGCAGACCGAGGAGGAGCTGTGACCAAGGGAACTGTGAGCGGCATCGCCGGCGCTGACCGGATGATGTCGTGGCGAACCTACGGGACGGGCCTGTGCCTGCAGGCGGTCGACCGTGCACTGCAGAAGCCGCTCTCCGACCGGCCCGGCTTCTACACGTACGCGCTGCGTGCGCTCGAGACCGTCCCCGCGGCGAACCGGCACTACGACCGCACGCCCCCGAAGGGCGCGATCGTGTTCTTCTCCGCCGGCCGCAACGGGTACGGGCACATCTGCATCAGTGTCGGCGGCGGGAACGTCGTCTCCACCGACATCCCCTCTTCCGGCCGCGTCGGTGTGACCAGCATCTCGGCGATCGAGAAGGCGTGGGGGCGGAAGTTCCTGTGCTGGACGAACTGGGTGATGGGCTACAACGTCACCACGGCGAAGCCTGCAGCGCCCGCAGGGGGCGCGACCAAGCACGTCACGGTGAACCGCCCGCTGAAGGACATTCAGCGGGTCGTCGGCACCACCCAGGACGGCATCTGGGGCCCTAAGACCGAGGCGGCGGTGAAGGCGTTCCAGTCCCGGCAGGGCCTCACCGCGGACGGCATCTGGGGCGCGAAGTCGGACGCCGCCGGGTTCCCGCCCGCGACGCCCGCCCCGGCTGGCTCCGCGCTGATCCGTGCCGTGCAGCAGAAGCTCAAGAGCAACTACCCGCTGTACGCCGGAAGCCTCGTCATCGACGGCATCCAGGGTCCGAAGACCACCGCCGCGATCAAGGAGTTCCAGCGACGCTCCGGTCTGACCGCCGACGGGATCGTCGGGCCGCGGACCCGCAAGGCGCTCGGCGTCTGATGCGCGGCACCAACATCCAGCACGGGCAGGCACGCCGACACCCGATCCCCCTCCGGGAGTGGATCGGGCTCGGCTTGCTCCTGGCCGTCGGCCTCTCGGCGCTCACGCTCATGTGCGCGCCGTCCTGGGGGTGGTGGTGATGGCCCCGCTTCGCAGGCTCTGGGAGTCGATCACCGAGCCTCGCCACATGAAGGTCACGTACGCGGCCATCTACGCACTCGTGCTGGCCACGGGGATCGCGACCCTGCTCGGCCCGCCGCGGTCGATCGAGGGTGAGCTCGGGTCGGTGCTCACGGTCATCTGGTCCGTGTTCCTGATCGTCGGCGGTACGGCCGGCGCTCTGACGGTGCTTCCGGGCTGGTGGTGGGCTGAACGCCTGTCGCTGATCCTCACCATGACGGGCATCACGATCTACGGGCTGGTCGTCCTGTCCCTGCACATCACGCAGGAGGGTTCCCGGCTCACGCAGCTGGGGATGATCCTGCTGGCCATGTCCGTGTTCGCAGTGCGGTGGATGCTGATCCGCCACTACAGCTTCGAACCACGTCGGGGGTGACGATGGAGGCCGCCCAGCTGATCACGATCATCCTGTCATCCAGCGTCGTCTCCGGGATCGTGCTCAAGCTCTTCGACCTCATCAAGGACGCGCGCGCCGGTCAGCTGCAGCAGCGTCGCGCCGAGGTCGACCGCGCTGAGACCGAGAAGGACAAGGCGCTCGCCCGCGCGGACGCCGCGGAAGCCGCGGAAGAGGCGCAGGCGCGCCGCACACGCATCGTCGAGGAGTCCCTCGCGGTGCACCGTCGACTCATCATCGACGCCCCCTGCCTCGGGCCCGGCACCCTGCCGGACTACCCGTCTCGAAAGGACTGACCTCCTTGGACATCAACACTGCTGTCGTCGTTGTCACGGTCGTGTTTCTGGGCTACGCCATCGCTCTCAGTATCGGCGTCAAGGTCCTCAAGGGCACGTTCGCGGAGCGCGTCCAGCGACAGGTGAAGTGTCGCCCAGAGCATGACCACGAGCACGCCGATGATGCCGAAGATGACGGCTCCCACCCATCCCGTGACGGGTCGTCCTAACCCGACGATCAGTAGCCCGGTCGCGAAGACCAAGAAGCAGAGCATCGCCGACGCGTATCGGACGACGTGCCCGAAGGTGACGAAACGATACCGCGCTGACCGCTCCGCCCGTCCGAAGTACATGCGCTCGAACAGCAGCATCAGAAGGAACACGGGCGCAACCTGTGCGAGCACGCTCGCGAACTCCACACTCACCGTCATGCGCATGAGCGTATCGACTCGTCCCGAAAGGACTGAACCCGATGGACATCACTCTCCCCACCATCCCCGCCGGCGTGCTCGTGCTGCTGGCCCTGCTCGCCCCGTACGTGCAGGCGCTCATCCAGCGTCCCTCGTGGTCGCCGGCCGTTAAGAAGGTCGCGGCCGTCGTGGTCGCGCTCGTCCTCACGGGTGTCGTGCTGGGCTTCTACTACGTGTACACGGGCGACACCGTCCCGGAGTGGCCGGTGCTCGCGCTGCTCGCGATCGTCGTCGCTCAGGCCTCCTACGCCATGGTCACTAAGAACACCGCCACCGCACTCGAACTGCGCACTTCACCTGATGTCGTGATGACGCAGGACGAGGATGGGACGTGGCGTGATCCTGCCATTCGTGCCCGCGTCCTCGCAGACTTCGCGAAGCTGGACCCCGACGAGCAGAACACCACGATGCAGAACGCGATCGCAGTCACCTCCCGATGAAGATCCACGAGACGGGGAACGTCTCCCCGTCCCACCATTTCTGGTGTCCAGGATGCGGCATCGCGCACGGCATCGACAGCAATTGGTCGTTCAACGGTGACCTCGAGTGCCCGACGATCTCGCCGAGCGTGCTCGCCACCGGACGGCAATGGGTGCTCGACGATCCGAGCGCGGAACTGGTGTTCGAGCATGTGCCTGGCCTGCCGGGTGTGCGCCGCGATGCGCGCCCGGGGCACTTCGCCGAGACGGTGTGCCACTCGTTCGTTACGGACGGCCGCATCCAGTTCCTCGCAGACTCCACCCATCACCTCGCCGGCGAGACGGTTGACCTGCCCGACTGGCCCCACGAATAGCGAACCGCCCCACTCTCCTTCGGGAGGGTGGGGCGGTTTCGTCGTTTATGAGTCGTCAGCGCTTCCGTGGGACGTTCGCGAGCACGTCGGCTGCCTCTTCTTCGGACAGGAGCCAGGGCTTGTGCTTCTGATGGTCCGGGTAGGTCGCCCGGAGGTAGTCGCGAACGACCTTCCCAGGACGCGCTTCGTCGTCATATCCGAGGAGATGCGCAAGCTGGATTGGCGTGTAGGTCGCGCCTACCGGTCGAAGCCCGTACTTGATGATTCCGCTGGGCTTTCCGTCTCGACCAATACGGTATTGGCGGGGTACTCCGCATGCCTCCGCGAAGGTGTGAATGTCGAAGTTCGGATCGTTCTCCTGCAGCGCCTGACCTGCAACCCACATGACGTTCAGCCGGATGTACTCGCCCTCCTCTGGGGAAAGTTGCCGGGACGTTGTACGGTCGAAATTGCGATCGTGGCGCGCGCCATCGATGCGGTACGGCGCATCGGTCCAGTCCTGTGCGCTGATCTCGTTGGCGAGTGCCTGAGCGATCGTGCTGAGGTTCTTCATTTGACTTCTACTTCCTGTGATGGGTTGCGTCGTCCTGTGACGCGTGAGCTCTCGCCCCTACAGCGAGAACCGCCATTCTACAGAGCGGGACGGACAGTGCGTTATGCCCGGATCACGGAGAGGAGTTGGTGCCCGTCCGGCACCTTCGCACGGACGGCGTCGATGTCCGCCGCCTCTATCGCGGTCGTCGCGCCGTAGCGGGCGAGTCGTCGCGTCGTGATGGAGTCGATCTCCCACCCGTCGACGGCCGCGGCGTTCAGCGCGGCCACGATCTCGTCGTGCGTCCCCTCGACGTCGAGGATGCGGGTTTCGACGGGGCGAATCTGACCGGTGAGCATGGCTCTCAGGCTACTGCGGGTGCAGACATCGCGGACGCGCAGGCACTGGGGGATGCTCGGGACCCCCGTCCCGTTCGAATGCCCGGGCGCCAGACCGAGAAGGGAACAGATCTGGCGCGGTTCGATTCTAGAGCCAGGGGACGTTCACGGGAGAGGTATGCCCTGTATCTTTCCCGGTCGCGGGGGCGTAGTGTCCAAATGAGGCACGACGCCAGCAGTGGGGCTATCGTCGGGCGTCTCGTTGTCGGGGTTTCACCGCTGCAGGGGGCTGGGGCTGTACGCGGTGGGGCTTCGCATCGCCGTGCGGTGACTCGAAGCAAGGATCGACCACCCGAACGGACCTCGGGCCGAGAAGATCAGGCCGCGGGGGCGATCACGGACGGGTCGCCGGCGTCCACCGTGCGGGAGTTGTTCACCTTCCGGTCGACGACGTACTGGCGGATGCCGGAGGCGACGTCGGCGGATGCCGCGTCGAGGAGCGTCAGCATCCCGTCGCGGTCGCCGCGGTCGAGCTTGACCGGTTCCAGCCACGCGGCCATGGCGTCTTCGGTGAGGAACGCGGGCATGCGGTCGTGCACTTCGCCGCCGGCGTCCCTGGCTTCGCGGGTGACGACGACCATGCAGCGCGACCGCTCACCGTTAGGGAGCTCCATCGACCAGGTGAGCCCGGCCGCGGCGAGCAGCCCGTCGCCGTGGAGGAAATGCGGGGTCTTGTCGCCCTTCTCGCCCGTCCACTCGAAGTAGCCGCGCATCGGGACCACGCACCGTGCGGCGGTGAACGCCGGCAGCCAGAACCCGCTGTCCAGCTTCTCCATCCGGGCGTTGATGATCGGCGCGCCCTTGGGGCGGTTCGCGGGCTTCTGCCAGTCCCACCGCACCAGCTCAAGGATGCGACCCTCGCCCCGGTCCCGGACGATCACAGCATCATCGGTCGGGGCGATCGAGTACGACCCGTGGAAGTCCTTCCACCAGTCCTCAGGCTTCCCGCCGTCGGCGACGAACTGCTGGATGAGTTCGTCGGTCTTGGCGTCCATCGCGAATCGTCCGCACATGATCGCGACCCTACTCCTCTAGCCCGAGCCAGTACCGGGTCTGCGGGGTGCTCGCCGGGTCACGCCATGCCTGCAGGATCTTCGCGCATCGGTCCTCGAATCGGGTGTCCAGTTCGAGGCTGATCGTCTTCCCGCCGACGAACACGAACGCGTGGAAGAACATGCTCGTGGACCGGCCGATTCGCTCTTGCTCGATCCTGCCGATCTTCTTCCCGCCGTACAGCACATCCCACTTCGGGAGGCGCCGAGGGTCGACCGGGATCGGCTCGGTGGTCAGCAGCGGGTCCATGGACGGGACGCTACGCTCGGGCACCGACAACAC